TAATGGTACGCCACCAATATCTGATGTTGATATACCAGTACCGGATATCGTATATGGTACATTAGTACCATTTGATACATTAGTTGTTGTTAAGGTAAATGTAACAGAACCTCCTTCATTTACAGAATTAACATTTGATGTAAGTTGATATGTTGGTGGTGTTAATGAGGTATCATTAATAGTAACTGATCTTGTTTGTCCCTGTGAAGTGACTGTTAAAGTCTCAGTATCTTCGGTAAGTGTATCAGCAGTAATATTTAAAGTAAGAAGTGCTGTATTGTTGTTAACAACAAAATTACCATTTAATGGTACGCCACCAATATCTGATGTTGATATACCAGTACCGGATATCGTATATGGTACATTAGTACCATTTGATACATTAGTTGTTGTTAAGGTAAATGTAACAGAACCTCCTTCATTTACAGAAGTTTTATTTGAGCTTAATGCGTAGGTTGGTAGCGGTGTTTTTGAGGTATCATTAATAGTAACGGTTTTTATTTGTCCACCAGAAAAAACTGTTAAAGATTCAACATCTTCGGTAAGATTATCTTCTGTGATATTTAAAGTAAGAGTTGCAGTATTGTTGTTAACAACAAAATTACCATTTAATGATGCACCATCAATATCTGAACGTGATACACCATAAATTGTATATGGTACATTAGTATCATCTAGAACATTGGTTGTTGTTAGGGTGAATGTAACAGAATCTCCTTCATTTACAGAAGTTTTATTTGATGTAAGTTGATATGTTGGTGGTGGTGTACAAAAATTTAAATAATCATAAGAATCGGTTATTTCTCTATTTGAATCCATCCAATTTATTTTATATAAATCGGTGTGGGCAGGAGTTATTTTTCTAATATTGCTTCTTATAGAATCTTCTATTAATTTTTTAACACTATCATCTGCCTGTAAATTATGAATATTGATATTGTAATATTTGCTTTTACTTGTTGGTAATTGCATTTGAAACCAATGTTTTATTTCTTCCACATAGTTTCTTTCTCCAATTGGAATATTCCATTTTAATGGTCCTTTATCTATAGATAAATTTGATGCAAAATATATTTGTGCAATTTCTCCTTGTGTTAAAGATTTGTTATACATCAAAATTTGACCAATATCTCCAATTAGTTTATATGCATCCTCAACCTGAATTAAATCATTTAAGGTAGTATTTTTTATATTTGATGCCCCAACCAATATGGATGATTTGTAATCGTATTGTATTTGATATTTTGCTTTATCAAAATTTTCAGTATTTACAAGTATTGTATCTATGTAATATTTTGCAGTACCATTGGTTGAATCAAAATTGAAAACAAAGTTATGCCAGCCCGGTGGAAGATCTTTAACATCATATGTCAATTTCAATAATTTACCGTCACTTCCATTTGCTGTTGCAATTTTAAATTTCCAACTTAAATTTTTATCTAATGAACCAAATTTTCTTAAAAATTGATAACTGCTAAAATCACCTAATGCTTTGAAATTATGATTCTCTATTACTGTTGCTAAATCTACTGTTAATAATCCATATAAACTTAATCTAGAAACTAATGCTCCTTCGGAATTTATTAGGTATACTAATTTATCGGAATCATCTACCAAAATAGCCAAGTCTTCTGTTTTATCAGATGTTTCCACACATACTTTGCTTATTTTAGGTGTCTTAATAAAGTTTAAAAATCTAAACTGACCATTATATTCAAAACAATCTTCATCTATTAATGCATTTTTTCCTATGCTTTTTGTAAATTCAAATCGGTCTTCTGTTATATTGAATTTTGTTATTTTATCTTTTTGATGAACCAACCATAAATTATTTTTAGAATCGCAACTTATTTGTTGCATTGGTCCTAGATTTGCATATATCTGTTTGTCTTTGTATAAATTTCCTCCTATAACTTCCCACAGACTATTTTTATTATCGATACATGATGTATTTCCATAAGAGTATTTTAAATTTTTTTCTAATTCTTCTGGTTTTTCTGTTTGTATTTCTGTTTGTATTTCTATTCTTTTATAGTCTTCTATGTGTGTAACATTTTTTATGAATTCTCCTTGTGAATCGAGTATTACTATTTTTTTATCTTTTACACAATATAAGTATAAATTTTCTTGAGAATCAATTTCTAATTGATCTATATATGATAGATATGATGGATTATTTTGTAAATAAGTTGATATATCAACAGTTTTTTCTATTTTTCCTTCTATGTTATATTTTCTTAATATTCTATTATATGAATCTACTACCCAATAACTAAAATCCAACAATCTTTGTATTATGTTATTTTGACTATTTGGTTTATATGGAATAGATATATTATCTATATGAGAAAGTTTAAAATTTAAATTGAAAATATTTCCTGATGTGGAATCAACAACAGTAAAAAGAGGAGAGGTTAAAGCTGCTTCGTTTATAAAACCAAATCCACTGTCATAATAATTTCCTATTATTTGATCTCCGTTTATATTACCCCAATCTTCAACTCTTAACCATAATGAAAGTGTTAAATGATTTTTTTCTAATAATACATTTTTAGCAGGAAATACTATATGATTTTTTCCGGTTAATTTTAAATATTCGCCGTTAAAATTTGAATCTTCGTTTCCTACTATGAACCCATCATTTGTATATGGTGTATTGTCTATTAGTGGTGAGGTGGTAAAATTTGATATATCTAATATTTTAGATCCTAGTGGATTATAAAAATCTGAACTCAAATATGTTAAAAATGTTTTAGAATTTTCTTGTCCAGAACGGAAGTAAACATACTGCCCACCGGGTTCAAAATACAGAGACGATGGTTGATCCCAAACTTCAAAATCAACATCAGGGTTTAACTTTTCGTTGTACAACAAATCAGTTGCTCCCAATGCCGTATCGGTCGTATAATAAGCAGAGTTGAAGTATCTATCCATCCACATCTTTTCTCCCATTGGATTCCCAGATAACCATGAACACAACCATGTTCCATCCAATCTAGACATAGAAGGAGGTTGTGGCACGTTTGGCGTTAGTTCCTCGTATGATATCTGTCTAGAATATATTCTATCTGAAACATAAGGCAATTCTCCATAATATGCCCCATCTTCTATCAAACCTGCATCCTGTACCGATATTCTTTGAGTTGTTGGTGGAAAGTAAAAAACTGTGTTTCTATCGGTTTCAAATTTTTTTAAATATGTATTTGTAGTAAACCCTAAATATATATTTTCCAATCCATTTTCTTGATTGGTTCCAGAGAATATATTGTTATATCGTCTTCTAATTGCAGGATAATTCTCCACATAATCAAATCCTCTGGAATAATTATATTCCGGTGTTTGGTAATTTTTTAAACCATGTATTTGTAAATCATAATCTACTGTTTCTAATGTATCATTAAATTTTGGATTTTGATAAGGAAAAAATGATAGAAAATTTTGTGTGTAATTTTCGTTTAAACTTTCTTCGGTTGGTATTAAATCTTTTTGGGATAATAATGGACTAGATTCATATCTACAAAAATAACTATTTTTAATGCTATCGGATAACAAATTATTTCTTTTATATGATATAAAGTTTAATATGTTAGAGTTTCCTAAAGAAGAATTTAAATCATATGATACATTAGTAAGTGACAATATTCTATTTGAATTTATAGTTACTGCTTTTGTATAGTTACTACCATAAGAATATAATATTATATTGTCGTCTCCCAATAGATAACTAAATTTTTGTGAATCCGATGGTGGAGATATTCTAGAAGAAAAGAATAAATTATTAGAACCATCATATGTTAGTACATTTCCATTATATGATTCTAAAAATACATGATCAGTATCAAATAATATTTTTATAGTATCTAACGATGAATAATTTTTATCGTTTGATTTATATAAAATATTTCTATTTTGATATGTTGATAAGGTTATAACAAAAGAATCTGTTGTTTTTAACGGTGTTTCTATTTTAGAAAGGTCTGTTAAATTTTCTGGTGAATTTTTATCTTCAAAAATTTGTTTGCTTAACAAGAAATTGGTTAACACTATTCCTGTTTTTTTATTTATTTTTATATCACTTGGATTATTTAAAAACTCGTATATATTTGATTTAAAACCATTATTAAAAACAAAATATGATTGTTTCATATTGATTTTATTACCCATTAAATTAAAATTAATAGGATACCAATATATATCTGATATTTGTTTAGAATAAAGTTCCATTTATAATACTTAACTGTAAAAATCGGTTTCTAACAATTTATCTACTAATATATCGGAGGTTATTTCTTGTAATGTTGTATATGGTAATAAACAATTTATACTATCTATTACTAAATTTTGATTCTTTTTTAGAGTTGTGCTTATTAGACCAAATTCATCATTATTTCCACGTAATATAAAAGATACATTAAAACATTTGGTATCTATGTTATATGATATTTTGCAAGGTTCTATAATAGGTTTTTTAGTAAGATTGGAAAAATTACAATATGTTAAAATTATATCATAAGAAAATTTTGTAGAATATAAATTTTTTGTTATATCAAATTGTTTAATTTTTACGTTTATTTTAACTGATGTAGAAGTCCAATATTTTATTTCATTATCAACGACATATATTTTTTTATTTACCTCATCCAACCAATAATCTGGAAATTTATTACCATTTTCTGTTGTAGTTAATCTATTATCATTATTTTCTGGTATCAATATATTTTCACTTTTACTCAATTTATCAAAAATATATCCAGATGCAGTTTCTATAAAAATAACATCGTAAAAAAAGTCAAATCTTTTTATTTCATTATTAATCAATTCAAAATGAAAATTTGAATCTATGGTACTATATTTTAAATTTAATGCTGATAATGCGTCAGTAGATGGTAAAATTTTACCACTAGGCGTTCTCATCCATATTTCACCGGATGTTTGATTCTCTATTAACTTATTCATAATTATTTACAATCTGGATAATTTGGATCATTTCCAACTTCTTTTTGTTTATCGACAAAATCTGTATTATATGGATTTTCCACATTTTGATTTTGAAATGGTTTGAGTATATTATATGCTCTTCTAGATTTAGAAGAAAGGTCAACAATTGGTTCTATTACTGGTTTATTATTCCAATTAACCACAACCGGAATGTAATAATTAGGATTTACAGATTCAAAAACATATAATATGTCGTTATTTACACCGAACATTCGGGTATATAATAATTGTACGCTGTCAAAAAATGCATTTGCATTTGTACCATCCATTATTGGAGCATTTAAATTTAATTTAAATTCAATTTTAGTAGGATTTGTTACTCCTAATTGATAAACATTTGCACTAATTCCAAAAACTTGTGATGTGGCGGTTGATGTAATATAAAAAGTTTTATTACATTTGTAATTTCTCGGATCTCCTATTTCACTTTGAAATGGTAATGTTTCTGTGGTATCTGATTTATAAAATAATGTTTGTGTCTTAATTTCATCATCAAATATATATTCAATTTTATATATTTTTTTAGAAACAATTAATGTTGATGGATTTATGGTTAAATTTAAAGGAGCATAAACACTTGTTATAGTATTATGCAAAGATGTTGTTAAATTTATTGTTCTTTCAAAATTTAGCATTTATATAATACTTAATAATAAGTGTTAAAAGTTCTATTTTATTATGTTAATGTTCTTGATACGGTTGTTACGTTTCTACCAATACAGTATTGCGTTCCACCTGTACACGAACCACATGCCCAAGTACACATGTTTGGATGATGACAAGGATCTCCTGAAAATGCAGGAGGGCATCCATCTAATGGGTTTGTATCACAACAAGTACATACACTATTATTATCACAACTTGTTGATGTTGTTGTAACAATAGTAACTGATATAGAAGTAGAACAAGTTGCACCATTAATCGTAAGTGTCATTGTTTTAGTTCCTGCTGCCGTTGTAGTAACAGTAAATGTTTGTATTCCGTATCCTTTATATAAAACAAAATTTCCGGTTAAGTTTGCTCCATTTATATCTCCGGTAGTAACTCCTGTTATAGTATATGCTACATTTCCATCGCCTAATAATGATGTATCCAATCCAAAAGTCACCGTTGATGCATTTATAGTTTTGGTTAAACTATATAATGTCGGATAAACTCTCCAATCTTTATTTTTTGCAGTTAACCAGTTACATGAACATGTTCCTGTATTATTATCTACATATATAGACCATTCTGGTGTTATGCTCGGTGGTTTTTGTGGAAGTTGATTAAATATGTCATTTAAATTTGTTGCTGACATATTGTTGTTTTTTATTGATATTGTTCTTGATGTATTTTGTGTTAAAGAAATATTAGATAGTCCGCTTAAATTTCCACGAATATTATTATTTTCTAAATTTAATGTTTCCAATGAAACACATTGAGACACATTCAAAGTACTTAAATTATTACTATTAAAATTAAGTGTTTTTAAACTAAAACAATTAGTCAAATTCAATGATGCTATAGATTGTGTGTTACATGTCATTGTTTGTAACAATCTACTATTTGATAAATCTATAGCACCCCCAAGATTGTTTGGTGAATTTACTATTATAGTAGTTAATGCCTGTCTAGGTTCTATATAAAGATCAGTTGATTGTGTAGTAATTGTTACACCAGAACCATCCGATGGGGTAGTTGTTATAGAAGGCTGTGAACTCCATCCTGACCATAATACTGGCAATGTACTAGATCCGCTACTAGTACATTGATAACCTCTCTCATCATTAGAGGTTTGAATTGTTGCAAATTCTGAACCATCTATCCAACATCCCCCTCGTCCACCATTACCAAAGCTGGTAGTTGAACCCGCTAATCCATTTTCTCCATCTTGCCCCCATGCTCCACCATCTCCACCGCTTCCGGTAAATATAGAAGCTCCATATATTGTGCCAACTATACCCGAAGTTGGAACCGAACCATATCCTTGTCCGTTTCCACCCTTTCCACCTGTGTATGTTGTACATGCTCTATATTTGGTGGTACATGTACCAACTGTTGATCCATTGCATGAATTTGCGTTTGAGTAATATTGACAAGAAGAAAAACATGCTGCTCCCAGTGTACAATCATTTGGAGTAGAGCAATAATTTCTTCCTTGACAATTGAGTATGCAACATTGACTACAATAGGATGCGCCTGGACAATTTGTTGGTGTTGATGTTACTTCTGTTATAAATGCTCCACCTCCACCGCCTCCCCCACCACCTCCACCATATATATTTCCATTATTGGTTATAATAAGGTTTCTTCTAGTGTAGATAGCAGTTCCTCCTTTTCCTCCATCAAAACCCGCTGTACTACCTCCTCCTAATGCACCAACTCCTGCTGCTCCTAATATCGAACCATTGTTAATTATTATAACCTGATCATATGATCTAAAAGTACTAGCACTATCTGCTGGAATAGTTATAGATGGTGTTAATGGATTATTAGAATATACATTTACCCCCGAATTAATTGTGATTATACCTCTAAGTTTTTTTCCAGTTGCTCTTGTCCATCCAAATCTAGTATTTGCTAAATTACTTATATATGTCCATAAATTTAAATTTTGTTGGTCTGTAGTTATTGTATCAACTACTGTTAACCAACTACCATAATATCCTAGTCCGAGTGATGCCATTATGTTTCACCTCTTAAAATATTAGTTAAATTTATCGTTTTTTCAAAATTTAGCATTTATATAATACTTAACAATAAGTGTTAAAAGTTCTATAAATTATCCAACTCTTCCTGCTACCGATGATCCAGATTGAGCATTAATTACATATGTTGCACCCGATAATAATCTTAAATAATATCCAGCAAGTCCAAAATTACCTCCTGTAACAGATGCACTATAATCTCCTCCATTCGATCCATTTGTACCAAATGCTCCACCATTACCGCCAATTGTTGTGCTTCCACCAGTAGTACCAGAACCAGAAATATTACCAGAACCTTGTCCTCTTCCACCATTTCCACCGTAGTAATCTGATCCTGTATGGGTACAGATGCAAGTTTGTTGATACATCCAAGTACATCTCCGATCAGTCCAGCATTGCTTACCATCGTGTTCCCCTTTGCGGCAATAATTGTTGGCTCCTGTACCCTCAGTACATGTCCCTGTTTTACATGATTCCCAAGTGACCCAACCTGCCCAACAGTCAGGTGCGCTGTTGCAATTGTCCTTATCGCAAGAATCCAAGCCAACACTATAACACCCACCCCAGCTACAAGAAGTACTTTTAGTGCTATATCCACCACCACCGCCACCGCCACCACCACCGCCTTTTATGTTTCCGTAATTGTTTAATATTATTGGTGTTCCTGATGATATAGCGGTTCCGCCATCTGAACCATTTGCGCCACCACCCGTTGTACCACTTCCACCTGATCCACCCGCACCATATATATTTCCATTATTTATTAATGTTATTGTACTTCCTGTTGGCAATGCAGGTATTGTTAAAGCAGGATTTGATTCTGAAGTAGACCCAACGGTTACACCGGAATCGACTGTTATTATTAAATTTACTTTTTTAACCCCATTCCAACCATTGGAGGTTAAAAATGTGTTTACACCATTGTAGTTATTGATATTAGATGAAATTCTAATATTAACAATATCATTGATATCTACACTAACAGAAAGATTCTCTACTGTAGTTAATACTAATGTCTCAGTATCTTCGACTAATGTATCATTTGCTATATTTAATACCAATGATGCCGTATTATTATTTACAGTAAAATTACCAAGTGGATTAGCACCACTTATATCTTGAGATGTTACACCAGCAATAGAATATGGTATTAGTGTACCATTTGCTACATTTGTTGTATTTAATGTGAATGTAACAATAGAACCTTCGTCTACATTTGATACACTTGCAGTTAAATTGTATGTCGGTACAAGAACCGGAGGTTTCGGTTTCGGTACTTGCACAACTTGATTGGACGAAGTACAAGCACCACCCAATTCAATATTTAATGATTTTATTGTTAAATATTCCGATCCATTAACCCAACATCCCCCTGTTCCTGCTATACCAGCAGCAGTAGCATTACCATTAATACCTGCCTGACCAGCTTGACCCCATGTTCCACCGTTTCCTCCCTTTCCCCCGCCACCTATTCCATTAGCACCAGTACCAACAGATTGACCATAACCTTGACCATCTCCCCCATCTCCTCCTTTATTATTGATCCATGTTTTGGTTTTACATTGAACATATACCCCATTTAATCCTGTTGTGGGTGGATCACAACAAGGTGGATTACAAAAACCCGTGCAACTATTACTAGAATAATAACAATCGAAACCTCTTCTGTTGAACCATTGGGTTCCACATAAATTAACCGGACAGTCATCACAATTGCTTGCATCACAACATTGACAAACTACACTTGATCCGACTGTATATGTTTCTATTCCGCCACCACCGCCACCACCGCCACCACCGCCACCATATATGTATCCATTATTTGTTAATATTACTCTGTTTCTAGTATATAAACCAGTTCCTCCGTTTATACCATCTTCTCCTTCGGTGGGTGTTTGATCTCCTTCTCCACCCGTTCCCTTTGCTCCACCTGCTCCTGCTATTATTCCATTATTTATTAAATAAATTTCGTCATAAGAACGAAAAGATGCGGGAACACTTAATGCGGGTATCAATGGATTCGTTGAATAAACAGTATATCCCGCTGGTATAGTTATAAATGCTCTTAATTTTTTACTAGTATTGTTCCATCCACTATTAGATGTTATAAAATTATATAGATTGACATTGGCTTGAGTAGTTAGATTTAAAACAACATTATACCAACTACTATAATATCCTAGTCCAAGAGATGCCATATCATTATGATAACAAATCTCCTACAAGATACCAAGATGTACCAGTCCAATATGCACTTGCCGCTGAATTTGTAAATGCCAATTTTTTAAAATCATTATTTGGTGTTGATAATATAGTAGGAAGGGGAGAACCTGCTGCTGCAAATTGTACAGTGGCAGCACCAACTCTTATTACCGAAACTTGTGTTCCTGCTTTTAAACCACTTGGTAATTGGATATTTATAGTAGTTGTTGCATGATCTGCCAAAATTGTTTTATCGTGATCATCTTGTGATACAAGATAATTTCCTGTTGTTGTTATGGGTGCATTTGGATCATTTTTTATTGTTCCGTTAACTACAAAAGAACCCGTTGCAGATAATGTACCAAATACTGTAACAGCATTACCATCTGCTCTTAATTTTTCAACATTGTTGGAGAATAGTGATACTATACCATTTTCTGCTCCCCCAGTTCCTATTGGACTAAATAAACCAGTATCACCATCAGATCCAAAAGCATAACCGTTGGTTGATGAATTAACATTAGATGGCGCACCTTGATTTGATCTAAATCCAGTAGCCGAAACTCTTCCATTTACTGTTAATTTTTCGGACGGTGTAGTAATTCCGATACCAACATTTCCAGAAGGGGCTATTCGCATTGCCTCTTGTTCTGTTGATACTAAAAATTGTATATCCGCATTAGCATGATTTGTTGCGAGTTTTAAATCTAAATTATCATGATTCCAACTTAAATAAGAACCATAAGGATTTGTTGGTCCTCCCATTACAACACCAGCATAGTTTGAATTTGGTGATAATAATGATATATAACAATTACCACTATTTTCAAATACTCCAACACTATTAGCCTGTGCTGTTACTGATCCCGCTGAACCATTTTTAACGTGTAATAATCCTTCTGGTGATGTTTCTCCGATACCAACCTTTCCATCACACGTTATATGCATCTTTTCTGTGGCATTAGTTCTAAAAATTATTGGATTACAATTCTGTTGATCTATTATAAAGGAACCACCAAATGATCTAATCCAATTATCAGCTGCTCCATTTCTAATAAATTCTAATCTATTTATATCCTTTCCAAGAGCTATTCTAACATCTCCGGTAGTTGTATCATCACTCACATGTAATTTTTGAGATGGTATCATGGTTCCGATTCCAACAAAACCATTATCGTTAAAAACTATATCGTCACCATTTACATCTATAAAATGAGCAATTGGTTCTGATCCGGATTGAGTAACTTTTAATGCGGGACCAGTTCCGGTATTTTCAATTGTCATTGCAGATGTAACTTGTACTTTGGTATCCAAATATGTATATGCTCCCAATACGGTTAAATCTCCTGAAATTTTTACATCACCACATACATTTAAATTTTTTGCAATACCAACTCCACCATCAACTACTAACGCACCAGTTGTACAAGATGTGCTGTCGGTTACATTGTTCAAATCTAGTTGTCCACATATATTTAAATTTTTTGCAATACCAACACCACCATCAACTATTAATGCACCAGTTGTACAAGATGTACTTTCTTCTGTTCCATTTATATTAACGGTGCTAGTAATATCAGTACTACCAATCTCTATATTTGTTGCTGCTCCACCAAAATTAATAGTTGTTGCTGTTGTATTTACAAGATTAAAGGTTGTTGTAGAAGCTGTTAAATCTCCACCATCTATATCAACATCACCAACCACATTTAAATTCCCATTCAAATTTGTATTTCCCAATACATCTAAAACATAAGTAGGGGTTATAGAATTTGTATTTATACCAACCGTACCGTGCATTATGTTTTTACCAAATGCAGTAGAAAGTGGGGTATTAAAACTAAATGCTGCTAAACCAATTTCTCCACCTATAGTACGAACACCTGTTTTTGATGAATAAAAATATCCTGCATATGCACTTGCTGGTGCAACTGCACACAATGCGCCTTGTAATGAAAAATCTCCAAGAAACGGTTGATCTGGGCTTGCTATAGGGTCGTGTGATGCTTCAGGGTTTGATGCATTGCCGTATGTGTGATGGTTTTTTCTGTGATATTTCGAGTGAAATCTATTGCTCATATTTTTTAAATACTTATGTTAATGGTGATGTATATTCATTACAACAATTTGATGTTGCATCTTTCCACAGTTTTGTTGGTGCATAATTAACAGGAAATGTGTTCATTAATTCGGCATATGTTATAGGATTTATGTTACAAAGTCTTATTACGGGTAAAGATAAATCATAACAAGACATTGCTTTCCAAGACCAACAGAAATCTCCTCCACATTTTGATTTTTCACCATCTAAATTTGATGTTGAACTATCTGTAAATGAAACATCCAAATTTTCCCTCAAACTTATTTGAGAATCGTGTAATTTTTTCAATTCTCTATTGACTACATCGGGAATATAAAATTCATTTACACCAATTTTTAATTTTTCATTTTCTACATCTGAAACTAATACAACATTATCTTCTTTTAGTATTGGTATTAATGAAAAGTATGTAGCGGTTCCTCTTGCTGTTTGTTCTGATACTAAAACAAATTTTGCATTTAATGAGTCTCTGAATGTTTTTAGATTTTGTGCGGTTCTATTCAATGCCAAATTGTAATTTATATCAGTTGCAAATTCTTCTTTTTTTAATAATATTTGATCTTGTGACCAATACTTAGAATCTAAACCATCTCCTATTTTAAATAGTTCGACAAAATCTTGAAATTTTAAAATTGATTTATTTGTTGATATATACAATTCTCTATTAGATGAATGTTTACATGATGTAAATTTTAATCCATTTATATTTGGTAAATTAAATGTTGTTAAAAATTCTCCAACCGAAGAATATTTAAAAACGTTTCCTGTAGTTGTTACGTATAAAAATTCTCCATTTTCATCAAATTCTATTTTAACTATTTCAGATTCTCCTATTTGAGAAACATCAAATGTAGAATATACAGACTTTGCAAATTCATCGAATATATGAACTTTTAAATTTTTAGTTACTGCATATATTAATCCACTTTCATGGACTGTAAAATTCAATATTTGATCATCTTTTAAAACATCATCATAGTATGTATGTATCCAAGATAAAGATCCACTGTATTGTTTTATGCAATTGTTGTTATAATCTAAAACAAATACATTATCATTCCATAAGAATATTTCAGATGGGAAATCGAACCTGCTATTATCATTTAGTCCACCCAAGGTTCCAACAGTTAAAACCAATCCAAATAAAGGATTTTGTAAATCACTAAAATCAAAATCAAATCTGTATATTTTATGCCTAATTGAATCTGCCACATATATGGATGTTTCATCTTCATTTACTGTAATTGATTGTGGATTAAAAAATAATTCATCCATATCAGAAGATTTTAAAAATTTTATTTCTTTACAATTTTTATCTTTTTCAAAAAGTCTGAATCTTCTATCATCCAATACATATATGTATTTTCCTATATGTATATCTTTTATGTCTGTGAAATATGATGTTCCTTCTGATGCTGCATAGTTTGGAATTTCGTAAAACTCGGAACCATAGCTTTGTGTATACCATCTTATACCATCGGATCTATTATCTTGATTCGAACCCATCCATCCATAGTAATATGAAGGAGCATTACTATTAATTGTTTGAATATTGTTTTTTAAATAATTTAAATTGTCATCAATTCTACTTAAACATGTATTGAAAATATCCGCATCACCAAATTCATTTGGTTGTATGGAAATATCATTTAAACTATATGGCAATTCTAAATTTGCCTCACTTATAATTCTTATACTTTCTTTGTTATATTCATCCCAATTTTTTTTGACAATAAATGGTGTTTTTTCGTTGAATACTTTTTTAGAATTATCGTTATATATTGCGCTATATGTTATATAAAAAGTTCCTAGTGTTGTGTATGTATTATAGAATCTTTCATTTTTTGGTTTTTCTTGTATAACGCCTTCTCCAAAATTTACTGCATAAGAAACTATTGGATTTTTTGTATATTCTGGTGTATTAAATTCTACAAATACTTGATTGCCAGATAATGTATAAGCAGTATTTAAAAATATTTCTGGTTGTGTTGATGTGGTATATGCTTGTAGAGTTTGCCAATTTGCTCTTTGGGTTATTGATATATTTTTAGTATCCCAAAAATCTCCACCTTGTAGCAAACCTAAATTTCCTACGTTTATCGTATCAAACGTAGATTCTGGTATTTTTATATTTAAATTTGAACTTGCATTTAAATATAAAGTATTAAGTGTTGTGTTTTTAACTCTAAGTGGCGACAGATCATCACCGGGTCTTATGGTAAACACCGTATATGTACCATCAACAGCTGGAATTTCCCTCTTTGCTATCCATTTTGGTGCGGACAGTATATATGTAATAGTAGATTGTTCAGATTGTATTTTTGCTGGAGTATTTAAAGGATTTGTATTAAATTTTTGTCTTACTATTATACTTCTATTAATATCTAAATCAAAAGATGTAATAGTAGCACTAAATGTATGTGTTATACCGTTATAATCCACTAATTTTGGATTTTGAAAGAATAATAAATTACTCGCTGTACTAACACTATATGGTATGGATTCTGCTGTTATGTTATAACTCCTTGTAACCAATGAACCACCTTCTAATGATTGATAATATAGTGGGGTATTTGATGGAAAATATTCATTAAATGCCGAAAGATATAATTTTGTTCCAACCGAAGATATAAATTCAGAACCATATGGTATTTCTACTTTGTTTACTCCGTCATTAGTTGTATTTAATAATAATTGTTTATTCGATCCTTGTGTGTAAACATATTGATCAAAATTTACATTTGCCGAAACATAAAAAACATGTGTATTTGATTTTTTATAATCATATGCAGTTGTTCCAGCGGCTATTGTATTATAATTTGAAGGTGATAATATTGATACTTGATCGCTATTTTTCCATGCATATTCTGGATATGAAATAAATTTTAATTGTTTATCGAATTCATTTGTTGGTAGATTATATAATACACATGTTTTTTCAAAATTATGCAAGTTTTTATCTGACCAAGGTAATTTATAACATTCATTTAATGTACATTTTACCGTATGTTTTAATATATTTGCATTTGCTGTATATATATATTCTTTATTATTATTTGTAACTTCTTCAAATGTTCCATTTGATTTATCTATTCTCCATGTAATAGATTTAAAAATTATATTGGATGGCAATTCTGTTTTTAATTTATATACATTATTTGAATTATTATTTCTTGTTAATGTTGTTTCGTTTTTATCCGTATCTAAAAGTATGGTGTTTGGATAATCGTTATAAGCTACTTTTAAATTTGGTTTTATTATTTTTTCTGATGGATATGTATCTACTTCAAATGTATACGTATCTTTTAATCCATTTACTGTATAACAATTAATTTTTACAATAATTTCTTTGGGTTCTTCTGTCTGTGCTGGATTTATTTTAATTTTTATAGCACTTAAATTTAATGCTCTATCATTATCATATCTAGTATAAACATTTCCATTTTCATAATATGCTGTTATTGGTGTACTGTTTGTATATGCATTATCATATGTCCAATCCCAAAATATATTAGTATCAATTGGTAAATCCAATATTCTTCCATTATATGGTAAATTTACTTTTAAATCTATCGTTCTTATTTTATTTAAATTGTTTAAATTGTTTATAGGCGTTATTAATAATTTATTATCTGAAAATGCATCATAAAAAAATGTATCTGTTGATATTACAACATCATCATCTTGCTTTTCAGAAAAAAATGTTATGTCGGTTTTTTGTCCAGCATATCCAGAAACTCTAACTGCCCATGATGTTGAATTGAAATCAATTAATGTATTTGGTGTTATTATATTTTGAGGTATATAATTCCCATTAGAATTTTTTAACAATGATATTATTTTTGTATATTGTGTTGTTGGTGAAACATTCCACGATATTTTAGTATCTGTTAAATTTATTCCTGTTGAATTTTCACCATACATTATTTCTGATGTTAAATCGATATAATCATTACCTTCATTTATTGTTTGTATTATTAATGGATATTTAGGAGATTCGTATAAACCTTTTAATTTTAATTTAGATAAAAATCTAGCATCTTTAAACCCTGCTATAGTTGAAAGCTTAGGTCTTAAGGATAATATCGGATTACCAATAAAAGTAGGCGGATTGTGTATTTCTAAATTAGATCCATGTTTAGTTTTTACCCATGGTGAATTTACAATATCATATAGTTTTTTTTGACCATTTTCTATATAATATATTTTTATATCATTTAATAAATTTATATCCAATGATTCACTTTCGTATTTTATATATTCATTGTCTATACAATAATCTGTTAAATTTAATGCTAAATAATTAAAATCAGAATATACACATGTTATTGCTGAAAAATAATCAGATTGTGTATTTGTTGTTGGATATGTGCTTAAATAAAAGGATAGATTATGTATATCTGTCTTCTTGGTTAATTGTGATGATGTTACTCCTACATCATATGAATAGTAATAAGGTGGATATTTGGTAGAGAAAGTTACTGTGTCATTAAGATTTGTATTTGATGTAAAACCTTGTTGTATTATATTATTTGTAGTTGCAGTAGGAGTTCCGTGATTATATATAGAATTTAATGAATTTATAACGGATATACCACTTCTAAAAAAATCAGAATCAATTACATATGAAAATGTTAAATCTGTTCCACTTTTTCCACTTATTGCATTTGAAAAACTATTGTTGCTATTTGAAATTCTTTTTAGATTGTATCTAACATTTGCTGTATCCAAATTTATAGTAGAACTTAAAACCGAATTAAATGAAAAATTAAATGTGTTTACGTTATTTGAACTATTTATATATGAAAATGACTGTATATTTTGTGCATTAACAGGATCATAATACATTATTACAGATGATGAAAATGGTAATGGTGCTTTTGAATTTTGATAATATTTATATATCAAATCTTGAAAATACAAAGCTGGAACTACCTCACCAGGTGGTGTATCCCAAACAAAATAATTATAATGTCCTTCTTGATAAAAACTATCTGGTCTAATTTTATAATTTCCTGTAAAATCTTTTAAAGAAAAAAATGAATAATAAGGATTTGTATCAAACGTATTTCCATATGTCAAAAATTTTCTTTTAACTATTTGTTGTGATGCACATATTCCATAAAAAAAAGTTACAGGTTCTGCGTTTATTTTAATATTTAAAAAAATTTTATTATTTTTATTAAAAATATAATCATAATATGTAGAGGGTACATATCTAGAATCTTTTGGTACATCTTCATTAAAAAAATATGTTTGTGGTGAAATTATAACAGCCGATGTTGTTAGTATATAAGTATTTGTATTAATTTTATTTGCACTAACGGGCATTAAAAATAATTTTGCAGGATAGTGTGAAAAACTATAAACATGGCCACTTTCCCCTCTCATTTCAAAATATTGACAAAAATTGCCATATCTATTTTTTCTGATATTTAACATATCAACAGAAAAATGACCATTTGCACTTGCAATTGATGCATATACCTTTCTAATAATATTAATACCGTTAGTTGCTATATGATTATTTTCTATTTCATTAATTCTTATAGAAGGATTATTTAAATAATATATTTCGGATGCATAATAATATTCTTCGTCGCTACCTACCTTAAAAAAATTATCACCATCTCCTATTACTGGTGTTATTCGGTAAGTTTCATGCGGCCATTTTCCAGCACCTGTATATTCTGTAACGTTATATCCTTGTTCAAATGCCATGTTATTATGTAATATTTAGATTAAAATATCAATTTATCAATCATCTAATAATCCTAATCCTTTATATAGTTCATAATTGAAAAATATATCCAACAAACCTTCATCTTTATACCAGTCGTCATTTGTTGATAAATTTCTACTAATAGTAGTTTGATCGCTGTTCCAATCTATTAAATTTTCTATTATTCCCCCGTTCCAATATGGTACGTATTCATAAAATTCATAATATTGTGTCCAGTCTTCTCCCAACCCTATAGAGGTAGCCAAAATATTTACGGTATATTTTGTAGTGTCATTAACTATTCCTGTCGGTATTAACCTATAATCGTTTATAGATTTTGTTTTAAGTACTACTGGTGTTCCTGCTGTTATAGTATAGTTTAATGTTTCTATAAGATTTCCTCTATTGTTTTTCTTTTCTTTTTTACAATATGGACATATATCTACTTTGGCACAATCATTATGTCGTTGAAAAGAACTTCCACAATTGCATTCTGTTCCTATCAATTTTGACAAATTAACACTAGCAAGTCCCATTATTCTTTTTATAGTTGGTGGATAATTTAATTGTAAATCTTCTGATTCGGAATTTATCATTTGTGCCAAATTATATAATTGTGGTATTTCACATGTATCTGGATCAGAACTATTAGATACATAATTTGCTATTTTTTCATATGCAACAACTGCTAAATCATCTTGATAAAATGGTTCTTTTCCAAAAATATTACCCAAAAAATCATCGAAGAAAAATTCACTTTTTTGCAAAATTGGCATATGTGCAAATTGTTTCATATTTTCTGCTAAATTAAAATCTTCATTTATTTTAAATGCCGTATAGACAGATCTATCATAAAAATTTATTTTATCTGATATACCCGTTATATAAAATGATTTACTGGTAGTAGTAAAGTATGGTAAATAATTTTCTCCATATTTATTAATCCAACGAGAGCCTGTCCAATCACCAGTGGCTTGTAATGATTTATTCCACTCATAATATTCCATTTTAGTTGGTTTTAATTGATCGTCTTGAAAGAATAAAAATCCTTGTGGCGAAATATAAAAATTATCTATTGTTTTCTTTTCAACCGTATCAAAAACATATACCATGTTTTCGATTGAATTTATAACATATAGATAATTTCTCATATCACATGCAATCCCTTCTATTGCAGTTTCATCCACATTTTCATTTTCATTGAACCATGGCATTTTACTTGGATATTTCGAAAATGCTATATTGGATTTTGGATAATCTGCATATATGTTATCTGCTAAACATAGAGTAGTTCCAGATATTGTGTATGTTAATGTTGTTCCGCTGATATTATTAATATATCCTATTTTATTAAAACCATACGAAAACCACAAATTTTGGTTCATGTCCAAGGTTAAATAATTTGGACTTCTCATTCCATTGAATGTACTTAACAATACTCCCGTGGAAGATCTTTTTTGTATTGATCCAAATGCTCCCCAGACATTTCCATTATTGCATATCCATGCATTGCCGTTTTTATCAGATATTATTTCTTGTGGACATGAACAAACCGGAGAACTTATTGTTAAAAGTAAATTTCCATTTTTATCTATTTTTGTTACAAATCCACTTAAATAATTTGAATAAGAAACCCATAAATTATTATCTTTGTCTGTTTCTATACCAGTAGGTTCTATTAATCTTTGATCATAATCATCAGTAGTAGTTGGATAATAAGAATTTTGTATAAACCAATCATATACACCAGTTGGTAAACTTTCTTTTATTTTTATTGGAGTGGTAGCAAATAAAAAATCGCCAATTGGATTAAATTTCAAAACCGATAATGTATCGTGTAAAGAAACCCATATATTTCTTTCGCCATCTAAACTTATATGAGAAGGACTTAATACATTGGGAATAGAATATCCTAATTTTTTTGTTTTTACCACTTGGTTTAAATCAACAGAGCATAATATTTCACCTATTGTTGATACTCTATATAACATATTCATTTCTGAATCACATAACCATGCATGATAGTTTGGTGCGGGTAAAGATGCTACTGAGTATATGCCATGGAATCCGGTTAATGCCATTGCATCAGTTTCAAAATCAACAGTATCTATTACTGGCATTTCAAAAGTTTTAACCTGTGCATTTTGCAAATTTAAAGTATCAATTTGTCCAAAATCTAAATTGTTATTTTTATAATATTGAGCTACTGATACGGTTCCAGCATTAGGATTTGGCAACCAAATATGAGGATTGAAATAAGATGCTGTGGTATTTTCTGTATTAATAAGTGCTGCTGCTGTTATATATGTACTAAAGGCATACGGAGTCGATGGATCTACTCGAAAAGATCCTTTGTAATAACCTCCAACTTTGTATGTCGTATCATCTATCCATTGAAACTTTGGAGTTGGTGTGAAATTTGTACTTAAATTTAGTACACCCGCACTAAAATAAATGTCAGGTTGTTCTAAAGGTATATATTTAGCAAAAGGTTCATATTGTAATATACCATTTCCATCAACCCAATCGTCGGGAAAACTATCATTGAATCCTGCTTTTATTATTACTGGTTGAACCGAACCTGACCATCTTGGATTTGAATGTGGACGCAATCCATTTTCTGTAATTAACAATTTTTCTGGAAACCTTTTTAACACCATATAAGGTGCAAATGCCCTAGCTGTGCTATTAGCGAAGCCTGGTAGTGTCAGATCGGCATTAAAACTATCGCTCACTACTCTTCTTCCACTTGTTTGGAGAGTAGCCCACAATGTTGTATAGTTATCTCCATTAAAAGCCAAATCATTGTTATATATGTCATCAACAAAATAAAAATCCGCATAACCAGAAACTCCAACCGTAGTTCCATTTATTTGATCTACTATACCATCTGCTGTTATTTTTAAAGGAGAATCTACTGTCTTGATGTTCCAAATTTGATTTCCATCTAAATCCAAAAATCTCCACTGTGGTTTTAGAAATGACCATTTATTTTGAGGTTCTTGATATGGATATGATCTGGAATATTGAGCATATAAATCCACTATGTTTTCACCTACAGATGCGGTAGTAATGTTTATTCTAAAAGGATAACGATTTATATGTCCTGCAAATGACGGTGGAGGAATTACGTTAAAGTATATGGAATCTTTTACATAATTTTCAACTTTTACTGTTCTTTTTGCTGTTAAAACATCAGTATTTGTAAATGCAAATAGATTTATATCATATTTACCGGGTACGGCATAGTAGTGATCCAATTCTGTTTTATCGTATATAATAGCCCCATCACCAAAATTCCATTTTATTTTTATTAACTCGTCTAATGGTGCATAACTTACAGATACACTAAAAGTAGTAGCCTTAGTATATCCCGTTTCTCTATTTAAATTGATCGATAAACTTCCCATAAAAATATATTAAAAATCTGCTATTTTTATACTATTTGATTTTTCTACTATTTCTATTCTATCTAAAATATTTTCTATATTGTTAAAAATAGGAAATTTGAAATTTTCTATTGTTAAATTTTGTGTAAACACATTAACATCGGTTTCTGGATATGTTGGATTCCAAACAACAAAAGATAAACCGTCTATAGTTAGATTTATATCGGATCTATATGTCTGTATACTATCTACTCCATCAATATTAACTATATTGTTTGCTATTTGATATATGTCTATAATTTGTCCTAATTTAGAATTTTCTCTTGAGAAAGAATCATCGAATATTTTTTTAATTTCCAATGCAATTGCCGAAGATGCTCTTCTTGTGTTAAATGATTTGTTTATCAAAATTTTAGTTTGATTTATATCGGCTAAATTTATACTTGAACCTTCTGAACTTTTTAAATAAAAATCCATATATACATAAACCGGATCTATTGGAATTATTTGAGTTGTTATGGTTTTTACTTCTTTAAGTCCTTCTAAAATAAATTCTTTTTGAGATGGTGTTAAGTATTCCTGTCCTTGATTTGATGGAATCATATATACATATAAATTGTTAAAATTACAAGAATTTGCAAATTTAATTTGATTGTATAATATTTTTGTATCTTGTTGAGGATTTTTTAATCCATTATCATAAAGATATTTTATATGTTGTTTTAAATATTCATCATTGTTTAACAATTTAATATCAGATATTAAATTTTTATAATTGCTTTTAATAAAAATTTCATAATCTGATGCTGTTACCAATCTATTTTGAGATTTAAAATTTTGTGGTGCATTTTTTCTAATACTATCTACAGTTTCTTCTGGTGAATATGCAGTAGATGGAAATTCATTGCTTATTTTTACATTTAAACAACCATTTGAATTTAAATAATTTCCTGCATCTATACCAGTATCGGATAAAATTTTTGTAAATTGAATAGAATTATATAATATCGTAGGAACTAAATTCATAGCACCAACTCCAACATTTTGGATATCTGGATTTATTTTTAAATAATAGATAGCAACAGAATCTCCTTTTTCTATTTTTTTACCATTTATATCATCACCAAATGTTATTTCATATCTTTTATTTTCATTGTACCTTACTTCATATACAGTGTCTGTAGCTTTATTTAAAAACAAATCTTGTACTCTTGTCCATCTTTGCCATGTGTCGGTATTATATTTTTTAACATATACAAAAATATTAAAGTTGTCTACTGTTACTTTTGAATCAACCGATAAATAAATTTTTTCATTATCTATTCCACCAGATGTATATAATGGATATTCTTGAAAAAAACCTTCTCTTAGTGTTACTTTATTATCAAGTATGGTTATTTCTTCTACCAAAGAATCTGTTAATTTGGAAAAAGATACATCATCATTAAATGAATATGTTGTACTTCCAACATTTATATAACTATACTTAGGTATAATATAATTACCCTTTGGAATATTTGTCACTGTTAGTTTAACAGGAATAGTTTGTCCTTGTGGACCCACTGGTTTATAATTTAAAAGCTTGACAATTCTATTCATGTTCTCATATAATTGAGATTCAGAAAACAAACTTTCCGATGATGTTTTATTTAGATAAAATAATAAATTACTAAAAGAATATGATATAACATCTATAATAGCAGAGATATTAGAACCTTGATAATTTTGATCGGTAAAAACTTTTCCTCGATTTAATCTATCTATGATTATATCTCTTAAACTTGTGCCATCAAATGCCACATATGAATTTTTGTTAAATATAAAACTCTCGTCCATTATTATTACTTAATCAAAATATTGTAAATTACTGTATAAATAATATAAATATATAAAATGAAATTTAAAGATATATTCGACAAAGCAGCAAGACAATATTTAACAGAACAACAGGCTGATGAAATGATGGCAGAAGATCCTTCTGTTCAACAACCTCAACCTACTGAAGTATTAGATTCCGAATTACCAACAGAAGAAACTATTGATTTAAATGAAGAAAAATATAAAGCATTGCTTTTAATGGTTCAAAAAGCATTGATTATGGCATATAAAAACGATACAGACAAAAGAAACAGTTTGTCTGATTTAGAAAAAAAAATAGAAACCGAACCAAAAGAAGCAGAAAAAACACTTCAATCATTTTTAGATAGTACACAATCAAATTTTCCAGAAAATAGCTTTTAATATTTGATTTATTTTAATTTTATAATATAATAGTTTTAATGATCGAATTAAAACTTTCCCAAGAAGAATTAAAATATATATTAGAATCTTTACTTTTCTCATCTTCTGTTGATATTTGTGCAGATTGGTATAAAGAAGATATTTCTAAAATGGTAGAAATATGCAAAAAATTAAGATTACAATATACTAATATACCAACAGAGAATTTATATATTTCTCAGATTGAAAATTCTGTATTTTCAGAAGAAAATACGGAAGATATTTTAAATTACTTTCCAGAATTAAAAAAATAAAAACTATATGAAAATAGCAACAGTAGGAACTCACAGTACAGGAAAAACAACATATGTTCAAGATTTTTTAAAAAATTGGCCTATGTATGAAACGTCACAATCTTCTTATAGAGATTTGATCAAGAACGATAAAATCAGACACAGCAAAGATGGAACAGAAGAGTCTCAAAAACAAATACTAAATTTTCTAGTAGATCAAACTATAGAATCTTCAAAAAAAGATTTTGTTATTTTGGATAGGTGTGTTTTGGATAATTTAGCATATTCATCTTGGTTGAATTTACAAGAAAAGGTTTCTGATAGGTTTCTAGAAGAAACCAGACTTATTGTAAGGGAAACCTTAAAAATGTTTGATGTTATTTTTTTCTTTCCCTTAACAAAGGTGGCCGAGGTTCCATTAGAAGATAATGAACTTAGAGATATCGATCCAATCTATAGAGAAGAAATTGATAATATCTTTAAAGTATTTCAACAATCATATCTCCGAGCAGATGGTAGAGTTTTCCCTACAAATGAATGTCCTGCTTTGATTGAAATTTTTGGTAATCCAGAGCAAAGAATTAAAATGACCGAACTTTATATTACTAAAGAAGGTAAACCATTTGGTGAAGAGCAAAGTTTAATATCAGATATCGTACCTGCTACATTTAAATTGTAAATATTGGTATGAAATTTGACATTTTAGTTGAAAACTATTTAGAAACCCTTTTAGAAGGAAGACCAAAGACAGATCATTCCAAAGAAATTTCATTGGATTTTGATGATATTGAAAATTATATCGAAAAAATGTCCGATGATAATTTAAGTAAACCTATATATTCAAAAATTTTAGAATTTTTAAAACAAGATAATGAAGAAAATCGTTTTACCATTTCTAAAATTAAATCTATAATAGAAAACAACTTAAAGCATAATTTTGATAAGAAAAGTCCAGTCGAATTCAATGCTAACGAATTTATAAAATTCTTTATAAAAGAAAGAAAATCTTTCTCTCCATTTGAAGAGAAAGATGATGAAGATTCTACAGAGAATGAATCTTCCGAAGATGAAAATTCAAACGAAGAAACATCAGATCAAGAAACTGGTGAACAAGAAAACTCTGAAGACTTTAGTTTCGATGATTCGGTTTTTGATAACCTAGAGAACAAATTTAATTGACATATTTTTAAAAACTAGTATTCTGGTTTTATGAAAATACCAGAAACTTATATCTTAAATAAGTTTTACGCATACTCCGGAGATCCTGAGCACAAAAGATACGACAATGTTTACAATGCAAGTTGTCCTATCTGTAGAGAAGGAAGTAGTTGGGGTAGTAAAAAAAGATTATATTATTATCCAACATCTAATACATTCTATTGTTTTAATTGTTCTAGGTCTTGGAATGCCTTGAAATGGATATGTGAAGTTTCAAATTCTTCACCAGAAGAAATTTTCTGTGAAATAAAAGAAAACAATACTTCTATAGATGTTTTTAAAAAAACAACACCATTTGTTTCAAAGAAAAGGGAATTACCTTCTTTGCCATATGATTCTATAAATATTTTTGATTCTATTCAAAATAAATTTTATTCTAAAAATAAAATATTTAATACTGCTGTAGAATACTGTAAAAACAGAAAACTTGATACTGCTGTAAATAGATCCAAAAGCTTATATATTAGCTTTACTGACATTTATCACAAAAATAGGTTATGTATACCATTTTATGATAGATTTAATAAAGTTATTTTTTATCAAACAAGATCATTAGATGGTTCTAATCCAAAGTATTTAGGAAAAGTTGGATATGAAAAATCATTATTTGGAATCGATAATATAGATGTATCATTAGAATACATTTTTATATTTGAAGGTCCAATAGATTCAATGTTTGTAAAAAATTCAGTAAGTGCTGCTGGTTTAACCTTGAACCAACTACAAAGAAAACAACTTAATGAATATCCATTTCACAAAAAAATATGGGTATTGGACAATCCTTCTTTTGATAATACAGCAAAAGAAAAAACTAACGAATTAATAGAAAAGGGAGAACATGTTTTTATGTGGACTCCCGATATGAAATTTAAAGATTTTAATGATTTGGCAGTTAAGGAAAACTTGGACGAAATCGATTATCAAATAATACTTAATAGTATTTTTTAACTTCCCATTTTTAACTGTTCAGTATCGCGTAATTTCTTAGGTGCAGTGTTGATATATGTATCCAATACTGCTTTTAGTTTTTCAATTTCACCAGCAATTCTGGTTATGGAATCCGATGCTTTTCTGGTAACACCTCTAAGCAAACTACCTGCTCTATCATTATCAGCAAGGATTTTATGTAAAGAATCTTCCTGTGGACTATTTAAGAACATTGCAAATTCATCAAGTTTTTTAGACCAGTCTAAAACCTTTTCGATATTTTGAACTGTTAGTTCTGGTGCTACACCCTCAACATCAAATTGAGAAGGATCGGTATTAGGATCTAATGAATTTTCTAGATCTTTTTGATTTTGTTCCGGTGTAAAATCATTGGGAGTTTTTGGATTTTTTGGGTCTTGTTCTGGAACAATATCTTCTTGTTCTTTAATTAAAGAATATAAAAAATTTTTAACAAAAGGTATATCTGAACTTTCGTTTAAATCTAATCTTTGTATATTAGAATTTAAAATTCTTTTTACTTCAGAGTGCGCTTTTTTTGTTTTCATGTTTTTCTTTTTTGACTTTCTCAAATTATTCATTAGAATTATTTATCTTATATATTTACTTTTCACATGAACAAAATAAACAACCAATATAAAATTGTAACCGCAACACAATATAATTTAGAAGATTTCAAAAAAAATTCACAATTACGTCTGTCTTTAGATAAGATAGGAATATCGAACAAGTGTACAGCAATAACCGAAAACAAGGAAGGGTTGCCTAAAATATATAATTCTTTTATAACAGAAGAAAATAGAGACAAATATGTTATTTTTATACACGATGATGTATTGATAGAAGATTTATTCTTTGAAGAAAAATTGCAGTTAGCTTTTGAGAAATATGACATAGTTGGTTTAGCAGGATCTAAAAAGTGTAACTTGGGTTCTCCTATGTCAGCATGGCATTTAATGTCGGATAGAAATGATTGGGTGGGAGAAGTTTCCCATTCAAAAGATAAAAAGGTATGGACTAGTACTTTTGGTGATACGGATTCCCGTGCTTTGATTTTAGATGGTTTGTTTATAGGAGTTAATGTTAATAGATTATTGGATACAAATACTAGATTTGATGAAAATTTTAATTTTCATCATTATGATATATCTTTTTGTTTAAGAGCAAATTCCAATAAATTAAAAATGGGAGTGTATCCAATAAAGGTAACACATTTTGGTTTAGGCGATTCTATGAATACACCAGAATGGCAAGAAAGCGCAAATAAATTTAAACAACTTTATTAATAATGAAAAAAAGAGAAGACAAAACTAATCTTTTCGGGGTTATAAATTGGGTTTTGAAAAATTCAAAATATAAACCATCTAATTTTAATGTTTATCATTTTATTTTTAATAGATGGTTGTCTATGGTGGATTCTGACACTGTTAATATAATAAATGCTACAACAAACAGATGGATGTTTAAGATTTCAGATTTTCCTTTTGTAGATTTCTATAGAATAGTTTTACCTAAATGTACCAAGAAAATAGACTATATTAAAAAGGAAACATCCGCTATAGATGACGATATAGACAATGAAATAATTCAAATATCTGAAAATATGGAATTATCGAGTAGAGAAATTCTTTTTTTACAAAAAGCACTTGAAGATTTAAAAACACCTACTAATTAATTTTATGATAACAAGACCCGAACAAGAAGACGTAATTGGTGGAAAAGTACAATTGGATTTATACAAAGGAAGTTCATTAGAACTTATTGATTGGAATTTGGATAAAGTATTAGACGATATTTTGATGTGTCAATATGTAGATGTGAATGAAGATGGTACTGAGGTTAAACGAGGAAGTATTTGGGTTCCTATTAATACTGTTCATTTTGCATGGAGAGTTGCAAAGGTTTTATTAGCTGGCCCTAAATGCCAAACCGTAAAAGAAGGCGATCATATCATTTTTCCTAATGATAAAGGTATTCAAGTAACAAATTTAAATGGTTTAAAGAACATTGTATTTTTAAATGAATCTAGAATATTTGGTGTGTGTTCTCCCATAGCTAAATGATATGGCTCTTAGCGTAGTAGGTTTAAAAAAATTGTGCCAAACTGGTATTTTGGAATTAAAGTTTGTTAGAAGAAACAAACTTCGTATACCATCTACCAGAAGAATGTTATGCACTTTAAATTTTCAAGTATTAAACTCTGAACTTGGAAAACAAATTTTGAATTTTAAACCACCCAAATCAAGTCCTTCTTATAATGCGGAATCTAAAGGTCTTGTTGTAGTTTGGGATATTTTTATGCAAGATTGGAGAGCAATACCAGCAAATTCTTGTGAATTAATAAAAATGTTTAAAATGGGTACAACCAAAGAACAGACCGAATTTTGGAGATACTTCGATTTAGTTTTAGGTAAAATGACTGCTATGCAAAAGAAAGCATTCATGGACAAATAAAAAAATGACAATACATGGTTCAAAATTAGAAAATGCATGTAAACTTCTTTTACAAAAAGAAATAACAATGGATATAGGAAAAAAATCCTTTAAAAAAGGTAAACTTATACTGTTTTATCAAAAAAACTTTTTTTTGGTTTTCATTATGAAAACATCAAAAAAAGATAAAGAAAAAATAGAAATACCTATTCCTTATGATGTGGAAATTCATGAAGATGACAACTTAGTATTTTTTGATTATAGAATAAAAACTCTTGCAAAATATTCACCGGATATAGAAATGTATCTGTCTCTTTATCCAAAAAAGATTGCAGGAAATAAATTTTGGGATACAATATTATTAATAGATGGAAACCAATATTAAAACAACACCAGTATATAGCGTATTTTCTGGAACAATTTATGATGTTCTTGAAAGTGATATTAAACTTCTAGATGTAGGTCAAATACCATTGATCAAAAATCCTCCTAGAAATTGTAAAAAGTGTTATGGTAGATATAACACAGGAAGGAATCATCAAAATTATTCTTTTTCTCCATGTTCTTGCTTGCGTAAAGTTGTCAATGTTGATATAGTAAGAAGTCTTGAAAACTTTAGAACATAAAAACAAATTAGTAGATTTTTTTCCAGAAAATTCTAAACCTAGAAAGCAACAAGTTGAAGCATTGTCAAAAATAGATAAATGCTTTAGTACTGGTAAAAAAATAGTAATTGGATGTTTACCTACAGGCTCTGGAAAGAGTCATATTGGCCTCACGGTAGGCAATTCCGCTTCTTATATGGATGATAGTCTAAAGGGACTAATAAATTCATATGCGATTTATAAAAAGAATAAAAACAATGAGTATTTATATGAATCAAATTTTTTAAATGCTGCATCATCTGGATCTTTTATTTTAACAATTACAAAATCTTTACAAGATCAATATAAAGGTCTTTTTCCATATATACCAACAATCAAAGGAAAAAATAATTACCAATGTGAAGTAGATTGTAATTTTAGTACAGAAAACGCACCGTGTTTATTTTCTCCTAAATTAAAACAAGAATGTTTTGATAACGATAGATGTCCTTATTACAGAGCAAGGAATGAATCTTTATCTTCACATTGTCCTATTTTAAATTATAGAGTATTTTTTAATTTACCAACTTTTTTAAAGAAAAGGGAAATTTATATTTGTGATGAAGCAAATGGTTTAGAGGATGAACTTGTTTCAAAGTGTAGTTTAAATTTACAATATATCTCTTTATATTCAGAAAATATAAAGTTCAAAAAACTTTTGACCGATGATCAAAAAACATCTTTATTTTGGTTGCAAGATATATATCTACAAATCGAAAAAGAACTAGATGCGGTAAAAGATCAATTATCCAATATGCCGAACGGATCAACGGATAAACTTTATTTTAAATCAATGCAAAGAATGTCTAAATTAAACAGGCTTTTCAATTCATTGAAGGAAACAATCGACAATTGGGAAAAGTGTTCATTCTTGACAGAAAAACGAGATTCGGAAGGTGTTATATTCTGTCCATATGATGTAAAACCTATTGCAAAAGAAATGTTTGATGGTGCAGATAAAATTCTTATGATGTCTGCTACAATCAGTAATCATAAAGAATATGCTAAAAGTTTGGGTATAAATGATTATGAGTATTTTGAAATGGAATCCTCTTTTGATCCTAAAAAATCTCCTATTTTATGTAGTAGAAAATATAGATTGTCCTATAAAAACATGGAAGAGAATTTACCCCATGTTTTAGATGCTGCTGTAGCAATATGTGACAAGCATAAGAATGATAAGGGATTGGTCCATACACATACTAATCAAATAGCCGATAAATTAAAAATTAAAATTAAAGAACATAAACGATTTTTATTTAAAGATTTGGTTACTAACAATGAAAAACTTCTAGATGATCATAAAAATACTACTGAACCAACAGTTTTAGTAAGTCCATCACTAGATACTGGTATTAGTTTAGATGGTGATTTAGGTAGATTTCAAATCATATTAAAATCTCCATTTTTACCATTAGGTTCTAAAAGAATAAAGATGATGTTTGATAAAAACCCAAAACAATACACAATGAAAATGCTAGACAAGTTGATACAGATGTGTGGAAGGTGTACAAGATCAAAGGACGATTATTCCATGACATATATCTTGGATGGTATTATTGCAGATACTATAATGCGCGAGAAGTCAAATTTACCAAAACATTTTTTAGATAGAATAGTTTGATTATGTAAATATAAGTAGTGAAAAAATATACATACTACTGGGAGATTCAAACGATTTTAGAGCAGTTCGTTGGTGCTTTCAATGATGTCTTTATTAAAAGATATGATAATGACAAAAATTTAGTAACTCCTGCAAATGATATAAAAGTAAACTATGTATATGGACCAAAGCAAAGAGTTTTTAATACTTTGCAAAATCCCGCACCGGGTGGAATTACGGTTCCCGCTATTGCTGTTAGTATGGCATCTATTTCCAGAGATCAGAATAGAGTTTTTAATAAAAATGATGGATTCAATGTCAATTATAATAAAATTAATGAATCTGTAGATTATGTAAAACATATACCTCAACCAATTCCGGTTAATATTGGTGTCAATATGACATTGATAACAAAATATCAAAATGATATGGAGCAATTGATATCCAATTTTACTCCATATTGTGATCCATATATTGTAATTTCTTGGAAAACACCAGACTTAGATGGTTCTTTAACTCAATATGAAATAAGAACCGAGGTTTTATGGAATGGTAATATTTCATTACAATATCCAAATGATGCGGGTCCGAATCAAGCATTTAGAATAACCGCCGATACAAGTTTTACTATAAAAGGTTGGTTATTTAAAAAAATAGACGAAATAGTAAAAAAAATATATGTAATAAATTCTGATTACACCGCAATAAATAGCGATTCAAATTTATTAATAGATCTGGATGAACATTATACAGATCATCTTTCCATTTCTGCTAGACCACAACTTAAAGACATACAACCTTGTAAAATTGTAGCATATAATCAGTTCAATAATTTTAAAACTATTGAAATATATGGTAAATCTTTTTTTGAAGTTAGAAATGTGTATTTGAGTGCATCCGACGAATCAATGTTTGATGGAATTACTTTATTTCATCCATTTTCATCTATCCCAAACATGGAAAACAAATATCCTGCTTTTAGAGGTATAACAGTTCCAGAATTTAATTTGTTTAATGAAAACTTTTTAAGTTTTGATTTACCACAAATACCAAAAAAATCTGGTTATATTGATGTCATAGTAGAAAATGAAGCGGGTTATGGAATTTTAACAAAAGATAAACATCTTCCTAAAGTTTTTGCATATGATGGAGCATTAGGATTGGAATGTAAAGATTGTGGAATGGAAGGGTTAAATGTTAATATAATATAGCAATTATGCATTGATTTATTATATAAATAGCTAATTATACTTATGGCAGATATTTTACCACAACCAAATAGGCAACCAGATTCCGGAAGAAGTTTTATAGCTTCTTTGTTGTCAAAATTACCATATGTTGATCAGGCATTGGATGTTGGTGATACAAATCCCAAATACGAACTATTTGATAGGTTATCTAAAAAGCGTGAATTGAGAGTAATGCAACAGTCCGTTATTACCGGACCGTTCATGAATCAAAATCAATCGGATTATTATAATCCGAATTTGATGTCAACTGATAAAGGGTATCATAACTTTATTTATGCTCAAATAGATACAGATAAAATAAGAAGATTATCAGAATATAGAAGAATGGCATCTTTTTCTGAAGTGGCTGATTGCTTGGATGCTATATGTGATGAATTTATAAATAAAGATGAAAACGGAAAAGTAGTAAACATTAAATTTTCTGGTTTCAATAAAATTGATAGTCAAGAAAAATTAGAAATAGAAAAAGAATTTCATAAATTTGTTCAAAGTTATGAATTAGAAAATAAAGGATGGGGTTATTGTAGACAGTTATTAACCGAGGGAGAAATATTTTTTGAAAATATTGTACACGAAAAAAATAAAGACTTGGGAATTATTGGTGTCTTAAATGTGCCCGGTGAGTTGATAAATCCCATCTATGACAACATTCAAAACAATGTAATTCAGAATTTCATATTTCAAAAACCAATAAATATGACAAATAATCAGCAAGGACAACCAAACTTGCCGATGCCTAATCCCAATCCTACCAATTCTTTACAACATCAACTAATAACATTTGAAGGAAATCAAATAACCTATATAAATTCCGGTATTTGGAACGAGGATATGTCTATAAGAATTCCTCATATAGAAAAAGGAAGAAGAGCATATAAACAATTATCATTAATTGAAGATGCTATAGTAATTTATCGTTTAGTAAGAGCACCAGAAAGACTTAAATTTGTTATTGATGTGGGTAATATGCCTCCAGCAAAAGCCGAAGCATATTTAAAACAATTGATGCAATCTTATTGGTCTAAGAAATCCTATGATCCACAAAATGGTGGAAGTGCAGGTAATATATATGATCCACAGTCTATGTTGGATTCTTATTGGTTTGCAAAAAGAACTGGTGAATCCGGTTCTGATGTTCAGGTTTTACAAGGTGGTCAAAATCTTGGAGAATTGAAAGACTTGATGTATTTCGTAACAAAGTTATATAATGCATTGGGTGTTCCTTCTACCAGATTAAATCCAGAAGATTCTTATAAAGATGGATCTGAAATTTTAAGAGAAGAATTAAGATTTGCAAAAATGATTTTAAGAATGCAATTTCAATTTTGTAAAGGTTTGAAAGATGCATTTATTACTCATTTAAAAATAAGAGGATGGTGGAATGAATATAAATTACACGAATCTTATTTTGATTTGGAATTTTGTCCTCCTAGTAGTTATTTTGCATTAAGACAAAATCAAAATTTAGAATTAAAGATTAAAAATTTTGAAAGCATGGCACAGCAAGAAAATATATCTAAAACATTTGCCATGCGCCATTACTTAGGATTGAATGATTCCAAGATAAGTGAAAACATGGAATGGTTGAGAAAAGATGCAGCATTGAAATGGGAACTCGATCAAATTGCTTCCACTGGTCCAAATTGGAGAGAACACTTAGAAGCTGCCGAGAATGTTGCTGCTCAAGGTGGAGCAGAAGCAGGAATGGGCGGTGGTGGAGGTGGTGGCGGCGGTTCCTCTGCTATTCCAGAATTTGGTGGAGGTGGTGGCGGGGCAGTAGGAACACCAGAAGCAGGAGCCGAGGCGGGTGGAGAGATTCCAGAAGGTCAAGGTTTAGAACCACAGCCAGCAGGTCAAGCAGAGGGAGAAGAAACTGAGCAACCTACCGCATAATAATATAAATATATTATATGTCAGTATTACCTAATTCATTTCACGGAAGCACAACCTTTAATTCCAAGATTAAAAGTTATGATCACTTGGCGCAAAGAGTAAGAAGAACATTAGGTGAGCCATTAGTTGAAATAGAAATTAGTAGTGAACAAATGTATGAATTAATAGATATTGCTATCGAATGGTTTACTAAATTTGCTGGTGTAACCGAAGAGTATTTAATTTTTAGATCAGATTTATATGAAAGAGGGGTTGGTTTACGAATCGATAAACTTTTTAGTATAACTCCAGATATGAACAATTCATCTGACCCAACATTACCAGATAATTCTGAAGGTTATGATTTTGATTTAGATGATTATAGAAAAGTTGTTGATATATTTTCAATAGAACAGGGAAATAGTAGTGGGGTTAATACTCTTTTTACTATTGAACATACTATTGCACAACAAGCATATTTCGGACATCTATTAGGTAATGTTGGATATGACTTGGTAACATGGCATGTATTAAAAGATTGGTTAGATACAAGAGAAAAGTTATTGGCATTAAAACCATATGTTCGTTTTAATCCAGATAACCAAATAATGAAACTAATACCGGAACCAAGTACATCAAGTATTTATTATGGTTTACTTGGTTGCAAAGTACAAAAACCAATTAAAGATTTGGTATCTCAGCTTTGGGTTTTTAGGTATACAACAGCTTTGGTGAAAATAGCAGTTGCACATACCAGAGGAAAATACAGCGGAACTAATTTATTTGGTGGCCAAACTGTAAATTCTACAGACTTAATGAGACAAGGCGAAAAAGAAAAAGATGAATTAGAAAAAGAATTAATGTCCAACTATGTTGATTCTGATCCTGTAAGATTCTTTGTTGGTTAATGAAAACATTAGGAAAAAAGAATAGAAATTATGTACAAGGAATATATAATTGCAAAAATCCTAAAAAATATAAAGGAACTAACCCGATTATTTATCGCAGTCGAATGGAACTATCCGCTTGTAGATTTTTAGATAATAGTATCAATGTTATATCATGGGGATCAGAATCGGTTGTAATACCTTATGTTTCTCCTGCTGATGGTCGTATGCACAGGTATTTTGTTGATTTGGTAGCAGAAATAAAAATGAAAGATAATTCGATTAAAAAAGTTTTAATTGAAGTAAAACCAGAAAAGCAAACCAAACCACCAACTATAACCAGTAGAAAAAAACAATCAACTATACTTTATGAAAAGTATAACTATGAAGTAAATTTAGCAAAATGGAAATATGCAAGAGAATGGTGTGAAAAAAGAGGATACTTATTTTTAATTTTTAACGAAAACCATTTAAAATGAACAAGTGTAGTATAAGTAATAATAATATAAATATGAGCAATGCCTATAATCTATTAGTAGAAACACCAAATTATGAGTTGAAATATTTGGTGGAAGAAAAAAATAGAAACTCTCCGTCTAATCTTTTTATACAAGGGCCGTTTTTGATGGCAGATAGACCAAATAGAAATAATAGAATTTATCCAAGAAACCAAATGGTAGAAGAGGTCAATAGATATACCTCCGAAATGATTGTTAATAGTAGATCTACAGGTGAATTAAATCATCCTACCTCACCTGAAGTTAATTTGGAAAGAGCCTGTCACATGGTTACAGAATTAAAACAAAATGGTGACATCTTTGAAGGTAAATCAAAAATTCTCTCTACTCCAATGGGACAAATCGTTCGTTCATTAATTATGGATGGTGTTAAATTAGGTGTATCATCCAGAGCATTGGGAAGAGTTGATAACAACAAACAAGGGGTTGGTGTTGTATCTGACTTTAGATTGGTTGCAATTGATGTTGTTGCTGATCCATCCGTTCCTACTGCATTTGTTAATGGTATCTTGGAATCCAAAAAATGGGTTCTTGCTGAGAGTGGTGAATTTGAACCTTTTTACGATACATTTGAAAAGGCTATTTCTAAATTACCAAACAAAGAAAGAGATGCATATTTAAAAGAACAATTTATTACATTTATTAATGCAATAAAAAAACTTTAATTGTGAATAAAAAAAGATAAATAATAATACATTATGGAATTGCGAAAAGACATCTCTAAGTTTATAACACAAATTTGCGAAAAAAATTATTCTTCGGCAAATTCAACACTTGAAACTTTAATTGAAAAAAAGTTAAAAGAAAAGGTTAAAAAAATGCACAAAGCATGTTGCGAAGAATGTGGCAAAAAGAAAAAGAAAAAGGTCGTTAAAGAAAATTTAGATGACAATGATTTCGGTGATTTCTCAGAACCTGAAGATACTCAAGATAGGATTCCAAATCTGTCAGAAGAACAACCAGAAGAAGAGGATTATATTATTAGTAGTTCCGGAACATTGGGAGGCAGAACAGATGTCTCAATTTATGGCGGTAAACATTTAGCAACATTCGGTGATGAAGAAGATGCCGAAAATTTTTTGAGAAAACGTATGGATCAAGAAAGTTTCTATCCACGTGTTTGGTTTAATGATGACCATGGTGGTTATACATTAAGAAAATTATAATAAATGTCATTCTTGAAAGGTAAATAATAATATACAGTTTATGAATAAATTCGCAGAAATCTTAAAACAAGTCGATGAAAGTGTCATCAACGAAGAAACCGCCAAAGCAATTACCGAAGCATTTGATAATGCAGTAGAAGAAAAGGTAAATGCTAGAGTTACTTTAGAATTAGAAAGTGCGTTATCCAAACAGGATGAAAATCACGCAAATAAACTTAAAACACTTTTAGAGGCAATTGATACAGATCATACTGGTAAATTACAACAAGTCGTAAATGCCCTTACTGAAAATCACACAGATAAATTAAAAAACGTAATTTCATTTTACCGCAAGGCTATTAATGAAAAAGCAGAAAAATTTTCTGGAAAAATTGTTTCCGAGATTAGCAATTATTTAGATCTTTATCTTGATAAAAATGTTCCTAATCTTCAATTAGAAGAAGCTGTTCAAAATACATATGCACGTAAACAGCTTGATAAAATTAGAGAGTTAGTTGGGATTGATCCAGATTATATTAACGAAAGTGTTAAATCGGTTGTTTCCAAAGGAAAATCCAAAATTGACGATCTTAATGAAAAATTAAATGAAGCATATAAAGAAAATCATATGCTTGCTGAAAAGTTGAAATTAAATGAAACTGCCGTTCTTTTAGAAAAGAAAACTAAAGGATTGCCATCAGCTAAAAAAGAATACATTTTTAACTTATTGAACGACAAAGATTCTTCATACATTGAAGAAAACTTTAATTATGTCGTTGAGATGTTCGAACGCTCTGAAGAAGAGAAATCTTCTGATTTGGTTCAGGAAGCCAAGAAAAAGGCTTTGAGTGGTGATGTAAAGCCATATGCTCAAAGTGTTATAAAGGAATCCAAAACAGTTTCATCTGAAAATGATGAATTTAACCCAGTTTCGAACTATCTTAATGAACTTAGTAGGTTCTAAAAATTTCCAGTTGAAGAAAAGCATCTGTTTTTCTTGATTCTATATCCATAGAAAGGTAATAAAAAAATAAATTATGAGAAATGTTAATCCAGCCACAGGCTACATCGATAGATCCCGTGCTCAACAATTAGTAGAAAAATGGTCACCCGTACTCAATTACACATCCGATAAGGTTGCTCCGATTGAAGACGAACATGCCCGTTTAACAACTGCGATCCTAATGGAAAACCAAGAAAGATGGTGCATCGAAGAAAATTCAGTTGGTGGTGCTTTTGGCACACCCGATACTGCTCTTTACTCACCACCCGGAACGGTTACCGCTGGAGATCGTTATGCAACAGGCGACCAACGCTTACCAAAGGTTTTAATACCTATGGTTCGTCGTACATTCCCTGAGTTGATCACTAACGAAATCGTCGGCGTTCAGCCAATGAGTGGACCCGTAGGATTGGCCTTCGCTCTTCGTTACCGCTATGAGGCAGATAGCTTAGGTGCTAATGGACTTGATGGTCATGCTAATGGCAAAACCACAGTTGGGCGCGATTTTATTGATCGTTCTTATGCTGAATCAGGTGGTAAAGGCAAAGAATTAGGCTATCAATACTTAGACACCAGATTTACTGGTACTAGCGCAAACTTCACCTCCAATACAGATTTCGAGGTTCTCGATTCTGATAAAGGTGTTGCCGCTATTCTCAGTCAATTTGAATTGACCGGAAATATTCCTCAAGTCACTGTCGAATTCAGCAAAACAGCTGTTGAGGCTGGCACACGCCGCCTTGCTGCTCGTTGGTCTATTGAACTTGAACAAGACTTGAAGAACATGAACGGACTCGATATCGACGGTGAATTGACAAACGCAATGTCGTATGAAATTCAAGCCGAAATCGACCGCGAAATGGTCATGAGAATGGTTCAAGTTGCCCTCAATGCAGGTTCTCCGAATGGATACAGCTTCTGGTACGCCGCATCAGCTGACGCACGTTGGCTCGGTGAGCGTAATCGTGACTTCTACAGCAAAGTTATTGTCGAAGCCAACCGTATTGCTATCCGCAATCGTCGTGGTTCCGCTAACTTCATTATTGCAACTCCTCGCGTTTGTGCAATTCTTGAGATGTTACCAGAGTTTCAATGGATGCCAGTAAACGGCAACGTCAACACCCAACCTTCAGGCATTGCCAAAGTTGGTTCCCTTGGCGGACGTTTTACTGTCTACCGTGACACTCGTACAGATGCTCAGTATCTCGATGGTCAACGTACAAACTCATTAGAATATGCCCTCTTAGGTTTCAAAGGTACAGAATATTATGACACTGGTATCGTCTATTGTCCTTATATTCCTGTCATGATCCAAAGAACAATCGGTCCTAACGACTTCTCTCCAAGAGTTGGTCTTATGACTCGTTATGGTGTAGTAGATCACATCTTCGGTGCGAATCTCTACTATCATATCATCATTGTTAAAGGACTTGGCAATGCATTTGCTCCCGACACAGGACGCATCTATCTCTAATAAGTTAGATACAGGTCAAAACTCAAAAAACCCCATTTCTTCGGAAATGGGGTTTTTTATTTTTAAAAATTAAAACAAAAAAATTATTGATTTATATCATTATAAAAATCGGTTATTGTTTTATTTAAATTACCATTTTTAGTATAAAAATAATCAAAAGTATTTTTAAATTCTTCGTTATTCTTTAATTCTTCTAAAAATTTATTTTTAGAATCAGGATCTAATTGTGACATTACCTGTTTGATATAAGAAATAAAACCAATATAATCTGTTGCATATTGATCTTTTATTTTTAAATCTATTCTTACAGGTAATCCTTCTTTTGTTGAAAATGCAGCAATTGGTGCTTCGTTTAATAATGATTTTACTAATTTATCAAATTTCATATAATATACTTATTCTTCTTTGATGTCTTCTAATGATACATCTATAACATCGTCGTTTTTATTTTGTTTTTTATCTCCCAAACCTTTTAATATCTCTTCTCTAGATGCTATCAATATATTTGTTGTTTGTGGTATCTTGGATGCAATCATCTTATTGGCTTCCAATTCCATTCTTTTCATCTCTAAATTGCTCTTGCTTTTCTTGTTTTGTAAATTTATTTGATTTAATGTATCTAATGCCTTAGTGGTTGCGTTTATAAGCTGTGAGAGAGCAGATATCTCTTTTGGGTCAACTCCAGTCAATACGCTATCTCTAATCGTTTGTACGGCTCCTAAACTTGCACTAACAAGCTCTACAGACTTCTTATAAACAAATGAATTTACATTATCATCTGTTATATTATCATTATTTTCCGATGGAACTATTGAATTTGAAGGAACCGAATCACTTTTCAATTGTTCTATTATTGAATCTATTTCATTATTATCTTGCATTGAATTGTAATGTTGTATGGTAAATATACTTAGTATGAATACCGATATAATTACAAATTCCGAATACGAAATCAATAACAATATCAATCATTTAGTAATTTCTAATGATGATGAAACCATCACATCCGATGGAATCTTGGACGATGAGAATTCCAATATGCTTGAGGTTGTATCTAGAAATTTTAATGGCAAACAGCTAATTATTGATTGATTTTATACTAAAAATGCCTTAGCATATAGGCATGAACAAGTATAAAACTCTGTGGGTTGAGAAATATAGACCCTCCAAATTGTCTGATATTATTCTCAATGAAGATAATAGAAAGTTTTTTGATTTTTTGGATGAAAAAACACCTCATATATTTCTTTGGGGCAGTCCAGGTACTGGGAAAACCTCATTGGCCAAAATAATAGTAAGCGATATACTAAAATGTCAGTATCTTTACGTAAACGCATCCGATGAGAACGGTGTAGACACAATCAGAAACAAGGTAATCACATTTGCCCAAACAAAATCATTCGATGGTAACATAAAGGTTATTATCTTAGATGAAGCAGATGGATTGACAACCGAAGGTCAGAGAATTCTTCGAAATGTAATGGAAGAATACTCGGAAAATGTTCGTTTCATTTTAACCGCAAATTATTATAATAAAATTATCGAACCATTGGAATCCAGATGTTTAATTTTTAATTTAAAACCAAACTTGGAAGATTCATATAATAGATGTTTGGAAATCTTAAATAAAGAGAACATAAAGGTTGATGATGATACCAAAAATCTATTAAAACCTTTTCTGGAAAAGAAAAACTTAGATTTAAGACGTGTTATAAACGATTTACAAAGATTTTCTATTAATGGAACATTAAATTTAAATTTTTCAAGCGGAGCATCGATTCATGCTCATTCAATAGTTAAATCCTTACTGGTTAAAGAGTCATGTATAAGCATAAGAAAATTTGTAATTTCCAATCAATCAAATTTTGATTCTGATTTTCAAACTCTAATGAAAGATATGTTTGAAATTTTCTATTCGTCTAAATTACAAGAAAATACAAAAAAGATGATATTACTGGAATTAGGAGAGTATATGTACAGAGATACTTCCGTATTAGATCACGAAATAAATTTCTTCTGCTGTATTCTTTCTATTGAAAAAATTATTTAGAAATATTTACGTTTTTAGTGGGAAGTGAATTATCTTCTGGTTGATTTCCCAAATTTATATTAATTTGAACCACCTCTGGTTTTGTACCAATTGGTTTTTCGTATTTATTTTTTACTCCTTGTACCGGAGGAAGATTTATACCGAAATCTAATACTTCAATCAATTCAAAATCACCCGGCACGGTGAATTCCGACATTTCTGTTGGTGTATGCACCGATCTTGGATCACACTTTAACACCAAGAAAACATCACCTGATCCCTCATTGGTATTTGCATCCTTTATATTCTGTTCTGATCCACCACCAACAACTCTTTTGATAAAGAAAAAATAATCTTGGTCTACCATTGATTTCAACCATTCACAAAAAGCAACAGAACCACTATAATGCTTTTTAAAATAAGAAGAGTTAAAAAAACCTTGTTTGATTTTAACTGGGGAACCTTCTCTGAACCCACCATTAGAAAAATGAGTAAAAGCATTTTCAAGTAGGGTGTCGAATCTATTAAATTTTTTCATATCCATAATATATTTACATAAGTATTTATCTAATATGGCTACAGTTCGTCTAGAAAATTTAATAAAACCTAAAATTAGTAATTCTAAAGATTCGGATTTAAAAACAGAATACAAAAAGGAACCACATCTATATACTGATTTAAATTTAGATATGGCTGTATCTAAGTCAATAGGTTCCGGATTAAATGTTATAGATTCTGGTGATATATTAGTTTCTAATGATGATGATGCCATAAGAAATTCTTTGTATAACATTTTTACTACCAAAAAAGGTCAAAAGATATTAAATCCTGAATTTGGAGCATCATTAGATCAATTTTTATTTGATAGTGTCAATTCTTTTGTGGGAAATAGCTTGGGACAAAATATTATTGAAACCATATCTAAATATGAACCAAGAATAAAGGTAACTAATGTAGACGTATATCCCATGCCAGATTTAAATCAATATAATGTAAAAATATATTATTACAAAATCAATGGAAAAGGTTCAATATCTCTTAATTTAAGCAGAGATGGAGTAATAGTAACATGATATGTAAATATATTATATGTGGCAAAATATAGTAAACATAGCAAAAACGGCATCTGCCATGTTACATAGTGGCGAGGTTCCTCCGAATACACAACCTCAATATAAAGAAGATTTGAGTAAAATTAATTTTTTATCTTCAAAAAAATTTTTTGTAGTATTTTGTTCTGTAATAATATTGAGCTTATTTTATGCAGCAAGTATAGTTGTTTTATTTTTAACCGCAGCACATCCCTCTTTAACCACAGCATTTGTTAGTATTTTTAGCGAAACAATAAAGATACTTGCGGTTATAATTGCTAGTTATTTGGGTGTCCAAACAATATTGGATTATAGGGTTAATTCAAATTCAAATGTTGGATATACATCAAACAATGAATTTTCAAAACAAGTGATTGATATAAACGAAGTAACTCATATTACAACAAATTCGAAGGATAATGATTATGAACTCTAAAAAACCATCCGATAAAACATTAAATTTGTTATTAAAATATGAAGTAGGTGGCGGTAAACCATATTATGATAAATATTTGTCTCATTTTACTTGGCCAAAGGGAGCATCTGGTCCTACTATTGGAATTGGAATAGATTGTGCTTATTATACCGAAAATGAATTGGAAAAAATATTTAATTTTTTACCAGAAAATCAAATTCAATTAATAAAAAAAGCAAGTGGAAAAACCGGAGAAAGGGGAAAGGAATATACTGTAAAATTAAGAGAAGCAGGAATAGTCGTGGAATGGGAAAAGGCATTGGAAATATTCAATGAACTAACATGGACAAAATTTACAAAATTAGCAGAAAAAACATTTCCTAAACTGAATGAACTATGTCCAGATGCTTATGGTGCTATTGTATCGCTCGTATTCAACCGTGGAACGAGCTTAAACGGCCCTTCTAGGGTCGAGATGGCAAAAATCAAGGAATTGATCCCAAACAAGCAATACAAACAAATAGCGGGGGAAATTAGAAAAATGAAAAGACTTTGGGCAAACAAAGGAATGGACGGTTTGTTAGAAAGAAGAGAATCGGAAGCCAAATTGGTAGAAACTTGTATATAATTATGGAACTTTCTGAAATATATTCTAATCAGGTTAAAAAAACAAATATTTCAAATATATCGGTTGGATTAAATGCTCCCACTTTTGAAAGAGATCCAAATATAATGAAATTGGAAAAAAATGTATTCGAACAATTGTTGAAAATTTCTGGACCAGATGAAAAAGAACCAGTAAAAAATTACACAAACATTAAAAATGTATCTTTTGAAGATGCTTTAAAAGAATTAGCAAATATTAAAAATAATTCATAATATTTAGTATATTATATTTAAATCTTCTCTCTATAAATAGAATTATAATACAGATAAATAAGATGTCAACTAGTTTTTTTAATCTATTTGGAAAATACCAAAACTACTTATTAATAGTTTTTAATTTGTCAAGTACCTTTAATAAAAATTCTTCATCATCACCGGAAGGTATAAGACAAGGAATATCTAAAAATTTACCTTTTTTATTTAAAAAAAGTTTTTTTTCTGTTTTTAATTCTTTGTAATTTGGTAAATTTTTTTTACAAATTTTTTTACAAATTTTAATTACTTTTGATGGATCACTGAAAAACGAATGCCATTCTTTCTTTTCACTTGAAATAAAAAGAAAAGATAATATTTTACAATTATTTTCCTTAGCAATTTTTAAAAAGTTATTTAATTCTAATTGTAATTTAGTTTGTATTAATTCTTTTATTAAAATATTACTACAGTTTACTAAACCATCTTTTAAAAGATCCCAATCATAAACAAAATCTACCACATGAACTGATAATTCATCTATATAATTTGAAATATCAAAAATTAATACATTTTCTTTTAAATAATATAAAAAATAATTTTTAACTTTTTGATCGTTCACAACTATCCATAATAGCATCAATTAAAATTTCTTCCACTATTTCATTGGGTAAAAATAAATTTGCTCTTGTTATAGTTTTGTTTATTTCTGAATATTGTTCTATTAATCTATTTTTTATATTATTTGCTTCAATATATTGTTCTTTTGAAATGCCATCAAAGGATGGTTTATTTTGTAATTCAAAAGCTTCCAGTAATGGTTCACCAGAATTTGAAATTATTTCTGATAATCTTTTATAAAATCTACTTAATGGTGTTAGATATTTAACATTTTTTAAATTTTTAACTTTTTCATACAAATATGCCAAAACTGATGATTTTTTAGTTTGTTCATGTACTCTATTTAAAAATTCAGGAGATTTTACATGATTTTTTCCATATGGGTTGTATATACAGCCACCTCCAACATATTTTGAATTGCAATATATACATCTATTAGGATCATCCATATGAACATGGGTATTAGTAGGAGAAAATAAACAACCTTTACCATAAGATTTGGAATCACAATAAATACAACTCATACTATATAATTACTTTATTTTTATAATTATCCAATTCTTGTTTAGGTGCAGTTCCAATTCTTACATTTATTATTCCATTGTAGTAATCATCTTTTAAAAGAACATCTCTTTCAATTTGTTCTTTTATTTCAAAATAAGCCAATGCCCATTTGGAATTACAAATTCTAATAATTTCAAAGGTAAAATTTTCTTTACCATATTTTATTATATCATCATTTAATTCATTAGATGAACTTGTATAAGTCTTCCAATCGGATTGTTTGTAACATATTCTTTTTCTAGCTTTCCCCTTTAATGGTTGTCTTCTAATTTTGGAAATACATTGTTTTTTACCTATATATTTTTTATTTGTTAAATTGTTTGTTATTAAATATAAAAATCCAAATGTTTCATCGGTTATTTCAATACCTTCACATAAAATCCAATGTCCAGTATCTATCATTTTTTATTTTTTTTTGTTTTCTTTGTTATAAGTTCCGGAAATTTTCTTTTTATTACCTTTTTTCCTAATATTTTAGGTGTTCTCATATCTTTAGAAGCGTAGCTATCTTTATTTGTAATATCAGATGGAGGACTATATAAAGGTTCTAATGATTGACCTAATACATTACCTACTGAATTATTTTCTAATATTTTAATTATGGTTTGTTGAAATTTATTAAACATAGTATATAATTTAATTAATATATACTTATGGACTTTTTTGAAAAATATAGATTAGAAATAAACGAAGATGTTAAAATCGATCAATTAAATTTATTGGAGCGTGAAATGCAGCATCCAGCCATACGTCACAAATGGGTTTCTAGGTTAATTCAACATAAAAAAAACAAAACTGAATTAGAAAGAAAGAAAAAAACTTTAAAACAAGAAGTATTAAAAAATATAACAGAAAAAGGAATTCCAACCGGAATTCCTAAAACTGCTATAGACAACAAAGTAGAATCATCAGAAGTAATTCAAAAAATAAATCAAGAACTAGAAGATATTACGTTGTTAATTGATTATTTAGAAAGAGTGGAAAAGGTATTTTCGTCTATGAGTTATGATTTTGGGTCTATTAACAATACTATTAAAATGGAAATGACATGATTTTTTTATTAAAAAATATAAATATAAAGAATAACAAGAGTAAGAATATTTTGGCTGACAACAAAATATTCGACTGGAATAATACAGTTTGTCCTCTTGTATTCGGAATAATTATGAAAAATTTAAAAGAAAACAATCAAATTTTATCTTTGGATGAAATAAAAAAACAGAAAAAGAAAGAATATTTTCAAAAAAACAAAAAAATAATAAACGAAAAGAAAAAACAATATCGTATTAAAAATAGAGATTTACATTTACAGCAATGTAAAAAATATAGAGAAAAAAACAAACAACGTTTAAGAGAATATCATAAAAATTATAGAAAAATACATGGTAAATCTATGTATTTGAAAGAACAAAAAAATAAAAAAGAAAACTCAAATAGAGTTAAAAAATATTATAAAGAATATGTAAAAAAAAGAATTTTATACGATGTAAATTTTAAAATTTCTTTAACCTTGAGAAGATCTATAAATAATGCATTACATAATAAAAAAATAATAAAGTCAAAAAAAACATTAGATTTATTGGGATGTTCTTTACAGGTTTTTAAAAAACATATAGAAACACAGTTTAAAGATGGTATGTCTTGGGATAATCATGGTAAATTTGGTTGGCATATAGATCATATTAAACCAGTATCTTCATTTAATCTTATAAATGAAGACGAACAGAAAAAATGTTTTAATTATAAAAATATGCAACCTTTATGGTGGAATGAAAACCTTTCTAAAGGAAACAAAAATATATGGTAAAAATCACTTATTCTGGTAATAATAAATCACAATTTCAAATAAATTGTGATTTATCTATTTTGAATAGAATAAGAGACAAGTTTTCTGCTCCAAATCCTGCATTTAGAAGAAATTCTAAATTTGCACAAGCCAGAATTTATGCCATCACTCCATCTGGAAAGTTTGAATCTGGTTTATTAGAAAACATTCAAGCATTTTTACATGCAAATCAAATAGAATTTGAAGTTGATGATGATATTTTAAAAAATTATAATAATGGATTTGAAAATCCAGAAATTACAAATTTTAAATTGGAATATAGAGAACATCAGAAAACATCTATACTAAAAGCCTTAAAAAAGGGAAAGGGTGTAGTGTTAATACCTACAGCTGGTGGTAAAACCTTAATTATGGCAGGATTAATAGAGTCCATAAGACAAAATTTAAAAGATCCTAACGCATTAGTTTTAGTAATGGTTCCTACTATTCAATTGGTAGAACAAACCTGTTCAGATTTTATTTCATATGGAATGGAAAATGTCACAAAATGGTCCGGAGACAATATACCAGATCCAAATGCAACAACAATTATTGCGGGTACACAGATTCTTCTATCAGATAAGACTGATATATCAATTTTAAATGATGTTAAGATACTAATGATAGATGAGTGTCATGGATTCAAGAAAAACAACGAAATAAACAAAATTTTAAAATTTATTAAAACTCCTTTTAAATTTGGTTTTACGGGAACCATGCCATCAACGATTATAGACGAATGGAATATTATAGGAAAAATAGGACCAATTGTTTATCAAGAGAAAACACTAGATTTAAAAAATAAAAATTATATATCAAACTTCAAAATTATAATTTTAGATGTAATTCATAAAAATTTACCAAAAATTTTTTTAAATTTTAGTAAACCAGCAGAAGCATATCAATTAGAGATGGATTTTCTTTTACAAAACGATAGAAGAAATGAAATAATATGTAATTTGGCTAATAAATTGTCTAATAATACTATAATAATGGTAGATAGAATTGATCATGGTTTAAATATCGTATCAAAATTAGAAAAGATAACAACAAAACCATTTTATTTTATTAGAGGTTCCACTGAAATAGAAGAAAGAGAGAATATAAGATCATTGATGAATGATAAAAATGATGTTATAGTTGTAGCCATATCTAAAATATTTAGCACAGGTATCAATATACCAAATTTGCATAATATTATTTTTGCATCAGCAGGAAAAGCAAAAATAAAAATAATGCAATCAATTGGTAGAGCTTTGAGATTACATCCAACCAAAACAATGGCAAACATATTTGATATATCTGATAATACAAAATATGGTAAAACCCATTTAAAAGAAAGAAAGAAACTTTACGACTCGGAAAAATTTAATTATGAAGAAAAAAAAATACAATGAAGATGAATTGATTGATGATTTAATCGATGATGATGATTCTATCAATAAAGAAGAAGAAATTTCAATTGAAGATGATGAAAATGTTAATTTGGAAGATGATGTTCCATTAGATGATGATTTAATTGTTTTAGATGAAATATTAGAACCTAAAAGGAAAAGATCTAAGGTTAAAAAAGAAGAATTTTATGTTGAACCTAAAAAGTTTGACGAGGAAATATCAAAATATTATGATAGTGGAATTCTTACAGACGAATTAGCAGAAATGGTTAGCAAAATAGCACATAAATTGAGTTATGCTTCTAATTTTATCAATTACACATATAGAGAAGACATGGTGGGTGATGCTTTAATTAGAATGTTTAAGGCATTGATGTCAAAAAAATATGATAGAATAAAAGGAACCAATCCATTTTCATATTTTACTAGAATAGCATTCAATGCATTTAGAAACCGAATCAAAAAAGAAAAGCACATAAATGAAACTCATTTAAAATATCAAGAAGAGCTTATAATGATATCGGAAAATCAAAATATTTTTAAAAATAAAAAAAACATGTATTCAAATGATCAAAAATAACAAAATTGGACTTTTTACAGATATTCATATTGGTTTAGGTCAAGATAGTCAGTTATGGCATAATACAGTTTTAGATTTTGCTAAATGGTCATCTCAAAAATTTTTAGAAAAGGGAATAAGTGATATAATAATATGTGGTGATATATTTCATAATAGAAGTGAAATATCTGTTGCAACATTAGATACCGCTAAAAAATTTTTTGATTGTTTTAAAGATTTTAATTTAAATATATTAGCAGGAAATCATGATAGTTATTTCAAGGAGCACAGTAAAGTTAATTCTATATCATTGCTAGATGGTTGGTCTAATATAAAAATAATAGATAATAATGTTACTGAAATAAAAATAAAAGATAAAAAGGCAGTATTGGTTCCATGGGGAACCGATTATGAAAATATTCCAGTCGCAGACATTATATTTGGTCATTTTGAAATAGTTTCTTTTTATATGAATACATATAAAGTGTGTGAACACGGTATGAGTTCAAATGATCTCTTTAAAAAAGCAAAAACCATTGTATCTGGACATTTTCATAAAAAAGATCATAGAAAATACGATAATGGTGAAATAGTTTACTTAGGGAGTCCATATCAGCAAAATTTTGGTGATACTTTGGATGAAAGAGGAATATACATCTACGATATTGAAAATAATGATTTTGAATTTATAGAAAATGACATTTCTCCAAAATATTACAAGTTATCTGTTGATAAACTCTTAAAAGATGAACAACTTTTAGAAACATTAAACATAAAAAATAATCATATATCACTAACAGTAGATTCTAATCTTGAACCAGAACAAATACTTTTATTAAGTTCAAATGTTCAAAAACATTTACCCATCAATTTTAGAATAGATTATGCAGAGCCTGATTTAAAAATAAACAAAGAAAAAGTGGAAAAAGAATTAAATTTTGTTAATATATTAGATGACATTGAAACTTATGTTGATAGTATTGACATAAAAAATAAAAAAGAAGTAAAAGAATACATAAAACAAATATACAATTTAAAAACAAATGATTAATAAAGAAATAGGAATAGGAATATTAGATATATATTCCGATGAAGACTTACAAAACTGTTTAGCGTCAATACCAGACGATTTAAAAAACAATGTTGTAGTAGTATGTAATAAAAAAACATCAAAAAATTGTGATAGACATTATTCAAATGATGTTTCATTTGCAACACTAAGAAATTATGTTCTAACACAATTAAGAATTAAAGGATTTAAATATTATTTTATTTTAAATTCAAATGTTAAAATTATAAATTCAAAAATTTTTGAAAAAACAATAGATGTAGCAAATACATTTGGAACTTGGTTTATAACAGGATCGGGAGACAATAATGTAGTATTGGAAGATGATACTAACAATTTAATTTTAAATATAAGTCCAACATTAAATACCAATTTTATATTTTTATATTCCGGTATAATAAAAAATTTCGGGTTCTTTGATGAAAGATTTTTTGATACAAAGGATTTTGATGTGTTGGATTACATTGTAAAAATGAGAAATAAAAAGGTATATCCACCAAATCATTATAATCCTACTATAGAAAAAGATGATATAGAAGAATCTATTTCTCCAATAGAGAAAATTAATTTTAAAGATATTAAAGATATAGGAAAAGATAAAATGACCAGATCTATGGAATTAACCTTTGCTTATTTTTATCATGAGCACAAGTATATACCATATCAAAACGATCCTGTTGGTGTTACACAGGATGAATTATTAAAATGTATGGAGAATTTACAAAAAAGTTATGCCAATAATAAATGATAAAATTGGAATAGGTTTAATAACCTGCGATAGACCTGATTTTTTTAAAAAATCATTTTTTAGTTTATTTGATATTGTTCAGGAAAAAACTGACATTGAATATGTCGTTATAAACGATGGAAAAGAAAAGTTACCCATTTATCCAATAAATTATATTGAAACTGATGGTTATACTGGTGTAGCAAAAGCTAAAAATAAAGCATTACACTATTTAATAGATAATGGTTGTGAACATATATTCTTAATGGAAGATGATGTTGAAATAACCAATAAAAATGTTTTTGAATTATACATAAAGGCATCTAAAAAAACAGGGATAAAACATTTCAATTATGGATTGCACGGAAATCACAATAAAACACATTTGGGAGAACCTAATGTATTAAGAACGATACAATATCCGAATACTGACATTTCTGTTGATTTATATCCAAATGTTTTAGGTGCATTTAGCTATTATCATATCGATACAATAAAAGAAGTTGGTTTAATGGATGAGAGATTTTATAATGCAATGGAACACGTGGATCATACCTATCAAATCATACAAAAAGGGTATCATCCACCATTTAGATACTTTGCCGATGTTAATGGATCTAGAAATTATTTAAAAGACATAGTTCCCGATCATCAACAATCAAAAATAAGGTCTGAAAAAGATTTTCAACAAACTTTTAAAAAAGGATTGGATGTTTTTATAGAAAAAAATAATTTTTCTGTGGTTAATGGTTATGGCCCGATAGAAAAAGTTGCAACAGAAGAAGAAACTATTAAGTGTTTAAAGGAGATATGGAAAAAATATCATCAGGAATAGGCGTTGCTATAATAACATACAATAGACCGGAATATTACAAGAAAGTTCTTTCTACTATACCGAGAGAAATGATAGATGCTCTTGTCGTGGTAAATGATGGTTATGATACTTACACTAGTGATAGTGATGCGGAGTTTGTTATACAACATAATAGAAAACTAGGTGTCTCTGTTTCTAAAAATCATGCAATTAAGTTTTTGATTGAAAAATTCAACTGTGAACATATATTTGTAATAGAAGATGACATTCTAATAAAAAGACCGGATGTATTTGAGGCTTATATTAAAGCCTCAAACTCTACTGGTATACATCATTTGTGTTATGAGAAGGTAGCAGGTAATGAAAAGTCATTAAAATACGTTTTAGAGCAACCTGATGGTGTAAAAGTAGGTTTTTATCACAACCCACAGGGGGCATTTATGTATATAAATGCAAATCTAATCAAAAAACTTGGATATTTTGATGAAAATTATTTAAATGCATTTGAACACATAGATTTTGCATATAATTTAATCAGAAAAGGTGTTGCGCCACCATTTTGGTATTTTCCAGATTTATTAAACAGTGAAGAATATCTAACGGACATAGAAGGAAGCAGTCAAAACTCATCAATTACCAATAAAGAAGGTTATAATGAAAATTGGCAAAGATCTGCGAGGTATTTTGTTAATAAATGGGGGTTTTTTACTAATGAGATTTTAGATGATGGTGTAGATAAACTCAAAGAATCTTTAATTTTCATACAAACAAACT